ACTACGACGCCAAGCGCGCGCCGCTGCAGGCTGACTACGACGCCAAGCGCGCGGCGCTGCAGGCTGACTACGACGCCAAGCGCGCGGCGCTGCAGGCTGACTACGACGCCAAGCGCGCGCCGCTGTTTGGTGTGCTAGCTGAACAAGTCTAAAAAACAACAAAGGGACTAGGAACATGTCAAAAGATCCGACACTCGCAATGCGGGAGACTACAAACCGCCGCATCTATGCCAAGGGCGGTCTGCACTACCTGAAAGGCAACAGTGCGCCCTACTTCTCGCTCACTGGCGAGACGTACATTAAGACCGGAAACGGCCGCTGGCGCGACGACAGCTGCGGCTCGATCCACGATGAACTACACAAGTTCTTTCCGCAGCTCGATGACCTAGCAGCGTTGCACCTGAGCGACATCGACGGCGTGCCGATGCACGCTCTCGAGAATGGCTTTTATCATCTCGGGGGGACGCACTGGCAGACGCCAAACTTCAAGCACGCAGCCGAGCATTTCCGCATCACTGAGGACGAGGCGCTAGCCTTAACGCGTGATCTGTTCGGCCCTGGCTTCAGTGAGAACGGCGGCTTCCTGTCCAAGGGTTACGCCAACGAGGCCAAGCTGCGGCTCGGCGCGTGGATCGACACACAGCTCCCTCGCTGGAAGGCCGAGGCGGACGCTTGCATCGCGAAGCACGGCCTAGTTGTGTACGGCGACGAGTGGAGGTCGTGATGGCCAAGCTCGAAATCGACGTCAACGACCAGGGGTCGCTCGTCATTCTCAACCCGCTGACCGATCGCGCCGACACGTGGCTCGCCGAGAACCTCGACCCGGACGGGATGAAGTGGTGCGGTGGCTATGTCTGCGAGCCGCGCTACGTCGGCGCGATCCTTGAGGGCGCAATTGAAGAGGGGCTGGTGTCATGACCCTTCGTCGCGCCCTTCTCGCAGGCTTCATCGCCTTGCAAGTCCTGGACTGCGTCAGCACGAACCGCGTGCTCGCAGCTGGTGGATGGGAGGCCAACCCAGTCGAAGTGGCCTCCCAGGTCGCCCTTGGCGCGTACTGGTGGGCTCCCAAGCTCATCGTCATGTGCGGTTGCGCGTTCGTCATGCGCCGCTGGCACTGGGTCTACATTGCGATGGCCGTCCTCTTGATGGCCGTCGTTGTCTTCAACAATTACATGCAGTGAAGGCCCTTCGACGGGCTCAGGATGAGGAGTGAAAAAATGTCGAAACACTACAACGACCCTCCAGGCTTTCAGCCTGGACGCATCAGGATACCGCAGAACGGCTTGACCGTGCCGCGCACGCCTGATGGCAAGTACCCCGTCTATGGGCTGCCGAGCGCCCAGTCCGCCGTGTTGACCAAGTACGACACTGGCGAGACGCGTACACAGAAGCGCCGCCGCCAACGCAAGGCTCTATCGAAGGGGAGGGGCGAGTGATCATCATCGGCTGGAAAACGCACGACTATCGTGGCCCGAGGACATGGGCCGCGCTGTGGGCGCACGAGGACACTGAAGGCAACGTTGAGGCTGCGCTGCGGCACAACGCCAAGCAAGGCCACGAGCCTTCCATCGTCCGCACCTTCCCGGACTTCATGTCGCTGGCCGACGCCAAGCGACGCGTTCGCGACGAACTCAATAGGAGCAAGTGAAATGTCGAAGCGGTATAAAGTCATTGAACGTCAGATTGTCGATGTTGTCTACTACATTGACGCTGACAGCGAAGAAATGGCTGCCGAGCATGTCGGCATGCTCAGAGCTGACGAATACGACAGCGTCAAGGACGTTATCAACACGGAGATACTTGAGGTTACGGAGGTCACTGATGAGCAAGACTAAACGCGCCCGGCCGACCTTCGGCCGCTCGCCACCCCTCAAGCCATTCTCAGAAATGAGCGCGGCCGAGAAGATCCGCGAGGCGCGCAACGCCATTGAGCGACTGCGCCATCCGCACAACACACACTCACAGGCGATCTACCCTGCGATCGCACGGTGGGAGGCAACCTTGCGTGGGTTAGGAGTGGAGCCGTGAAAATAAAGATTGAATTTGACTGCGACAATGCAGCGTTTGAAGACGACATGACAGGCGAAATCTCATGCATATTGCGTGAGATAGCTGACGATATTGACCGTAGCGAGTTACATGATCTTCATGGCGTTTATAGCCGTGTCAGCGACGTGAACGGAAACCAAATCGGGACAGTCCAGTTTTTCGCCTGACGCAGACCATACGCCTCACGGGGCGTATGTGCGGCATCAGCCGACCCAGTAACACCCAGTTACTAGGGACTTGACACAAGGACACTGACATGCTATGGTGTCAGTGTAATGAAGAAACGCGGCAACGACCGCAACAAAGGGACCAGGAACATGTCACATGTCTTCGGACAATTCTTTTCGCTTGACAGTACTAAAGCGATAAAAGCACGCAAATATGGTTACCTCAACGCCATCAATTACATGGCCCCACACACGATGGCGGGCGACGGCAACGTCTGCGGCGACGCCAGCGCCGGTTGCATTGCACTGTGCCTCGGTTGGTTCAGTGGACATGTTAGCAGGGTGAAGAAAGGCCAGGGCAAGCGCCCGTCCAACGCCGTGCGCAAGTCGCGCATCACCAAGGTCAAGATGTTCATGCATGAGCGAGCCGCGTTCATGAAGGAAATGGTTGCCGGCATCCTCCGCGCCGCGCGCAAGGCCATTCGCGAGGGGCTCAAGCTCTGCGTGCGGCCGAACGGTTCGTCCGATATCCCGTGGGAAAGCATCAAGGTCTCGCGCGAGATGCCCATCAGCGTCTTTGAACTGTTTCCCGATGTCCAGTTCGTCGACTATACCAAGTCGCTGAAGCGTGCGCTGAAGCACGCTCGCGGCGAGATGCCGGCGAACTATCACCTCACGTTCAGCCGGTCGGAGACCAACGAGGCGGACTGTGTCCGTGTCCTCGAGGCCGGTGGCAACGTGGCTGTAGTGGCCGCATACGACGCCCCCGACACCTATCTTGGCTACCGCGTGATCGACGGCGACAAGCATGATCTGCGGTTCTTGGATGCCTTGGACGAGGACGGTAGCGGCCGCGGCGCGTGCGTCGTGTGGCTGTCGCCCAAGGGCGTCAAGGCTCGCCGCGACACCTCAGGCTTCGTGGTGCGGCTATGAGACAGCACCTGACCCCAAAGCAACCGCGTGGCACGTTCAACGAGCTCGCCTACATCAAGCTCGAGCGCCTCGCGCGCGTCCTGGCGGGCGACATCGACCTGATGGTGGTCGCTCACCCTGAAGTGTGGGACCGTGCGCACAAGCGCTTTGAAGAGGCGCTTGACGAGTGGCTGCCGCTCAACCCGCAGCACGACAAGAGGATAGGAGGGCGCAAATGACTGAATATCGAACGCGGCTCGACAGCCGGCAATGGCTGCCAAGCGCGGCCCCTTTACCACCCGCGATCTGGGACCCCATGATGAAGCTCGTTAAGGACGGTACATGGGCCAAGCTCGACCATCCGCTCACCACGGCGGTGTGCCACGCTTGTTTGCTGCACTACGATCGGCAGACCATCCTCATGACCGGAGGGTTCAACGATTGACCCCCTGGTTCTGGTTCTGGGTGGCGAGCGTCGTCGTCTACGTGATCTTGCATTGGAGGATGACATGAGGCGCGAACAGAAGATCCGCATCTTTTACGAGAATGGCCGGTGGTGCTTCGCATACGGGGATGATCCCCCGATGGGGTTATGGGGGTCCATCCACCCAATGGTGCGCCAGATGAAGCAATTCTACGACTGGCGCACCAGGATCGAGAAGCACCGATGACCTGGCAACAGGCGTGCGACTGGGTCGACGACATCATCGACCGTCAGCCGGACCAGGACGACGCAGCGCCATACCCGGCGCTGCACTATCTCGATCGCGAGATGCGCGAGGCCGAGCGGGAGCTCGACAACTACGAAGAACAGGAGTTAAATCAGTGACTATGAACAAATGTCAAGTTAGAGAGGCTCTGCGTAAAGAGCGTGCTGTGGCGAAGCGGCTCGTTGAGCGACGCAGGCTAGCACAAGAAAACCTCATACTATCAACAAATCGCATAAGGGAGCTAGAGGACGCCCTCAAGGTCGCTCCTGAAGGTTGGAAGGGGTTTTGAAGTGACCATTGAAAGATTGAACCGCGCCGAGATTGTGCGGATGCACAAGGCAGGCAAGAGCCCCACCGAGATAGGTTTGCTGGTGCAAGCGCACCGCAGCACGATCTATTCCATCATCAACCCCAAGCCGTACACGAAGAAAGAGAAGCCGGTCGACCCGCGCCCGGCCGAGGTCGTGCGCCTGTGGCACGAGGGTCTTCTCGCCAGCGAGATCGCGCTCATGACTGGCATGCATAGGAACTCCGTCACGAGAACACTTCGTCAGCAGGGGCTCAAGCGTGAGCTCGTCGTGGAGGATGACCGTTGGGCCGAGGCCGAGCGCCTGTGGCGCGCCGGCAAACTGTCCGGCGAGATCGCGGCGACGATGCGTGACACCACGCGCAACGCCGTGATAGGGCACATGAAGCGCAGAATGATCTCGTGGGGCAACGCCCCGAAGCCTGTGACCCGCGAGACGGTGGCCCGCAAGCAGCGTGAGAGCCATAAGGACTGGACGAGCGCGTCAGCCGTGCGGCCCATCACACTGCCACGCGTTCGGTGGCTCGAAGCTGCGTAACACTGTGAACCTATTTGACAAATCAGTTTCCCGACACTATGTAGGTCGGGCGAGGCCAGGGGATTAACCCCTGGCCAGCAAAAGCGAGGAGTAGGACAGTGGAGCAAGAGGTCGGTAAGCGTCCGAAGTCCAAGTCTGTAAGGGCTATGGGTCTGCCGCGTGTCGAAGCCAAGATCATGGAGCGCTCTTACCAGCGCGCCGGGGTCGTGGCGGGTGGCACGCTGCTTAGTTCGGGTGCGCGTCAAGCAACAATCACTTTTAAGCCTGGAGTATTTCGACTGGTCGAGCTTGCCGCCGCGGATAACCGCGTCTCGTTTTCAGAGATGGTGAGGCAGCTCGTCGAGAGGGGACTACACACACCACCGCAGACCTAAGACACTAACCCGCCGGGTGGAGGCACCGTCCGGCGGGGGTTTACCCATCGAAGGAACGAATGATGATCGAAGCCCCCATATCACTGGTCAGCGACGACACGCCGTACGGCCTCGTCGCCACGATTAAGGACCGCCGCGTCCACCGCTACGAGCCTCCGCACCATGGCACGCTCGAGGAGGTGGTCAGGGAAGCCCTGAGCCACGCCCAGGACCTCGCCATCGTCCGGAGGCCTGACGGCTACCTGACGCTCAACCTCAGCCGCGTCGTCACGGTCCCGCTCTTCAAGATCAACCAGTGGTGGGTCAGCCTCAGCGGATCGGCTGCGATTGCGCAAGCAGTCTGGACCCTCAGGGATTGACACCTGTGGGCTCAGGCCTATATCAGTGTGAACGCACTGACATGAGGCCGCCCGATGGAACCCCGTTCGCTGATGGACTACGCCCGCGAGGCTGCCGAGCGAACCCGGCGCATCGAGACGCGCCTGACCAAGTGGCTGGTCTCCGAGGGTTTTGAGACGGGCAGCCAGCTGCCGGTGTGGTATGATGACGGCGTCGTCGAGGTGCCGTCCCGCGCCACCAGCCTCACAGACATCCAGTCGGTGGTCCCGATCGACTGGGATCGCGACTACGAGATCACTGTCATGTTTCGGGGGCATGTCCTGGGCGTCGTTCTGCGCCCCTGAGGAGCACCCGCATGGCCATCCCTTTTGATCTGCCCTCTTCGCTTGTCGCCCTGGTGCCGCCTGTGCGTGTACCGCCGAGTGAAGTGGTTAAGCTGATCACAGACGCCTACGCCGCCGGCAAGCGGGCGGGCCAAGCTGAGTTACTGAAGATAGCCGTTGATGTAATTCAGCCTGTCCAGCGAAAATAAATATCGGATCGCCTACGTTTCGCCGTTGACATCGCTTACGCCGTCGTCCAAATGATGTCTTAACAGAGACACAATAAGTCTACAAGAACCTACTGGCTTAACTGATGGGACTAGGGAATGCCTCACCAATGGGTGTGGGCGGATGACCGCGTCGTCTCGATGGATTTCGAGACGAGTGGCCTCCAGCCCGAATTTGCGCTGCAGTCATGGAGAATACTGTCAGGCGAGGCTTGGGCCACGTCGATGGTGTGGGTGTGGCCGCAGGATGGCCGCGTCATGAACGGCGGCGGTCTTGTGCGTGACCGGCTTCACGCCAGGGGCATGATCAACGAGTTCATCACTCACGTTCTGCACTACGACATCCGTGTCTGCGGCTGGAACCTCGCCTTCGACATCGGTGTCTTGATTGCTTACGGCGCGCCGATTGAGAAGCTGCGCCGAGTGAAGTGGCTCGATGGCTACCTGCTATGGCGTCACCTCGACGTCGAGCCTGAGTACGACGACAAGGGCCCGCGCCGGTCATACTCACTGAAGACCTACGTCCGCCAGCGATGGCCGCTCCAGGCTGGCTACGAGGCCGATGTCAACTTCCATGATGACAGCCTAGAGGCTCGCGTCAAGCTTCATAGATACAACATTCAGGACTGTGTCTTCACCTTGATGGGCTGCAAGACCCTTTGGAATGCGCTGACGCCAGCGCAGCAGCGCGCCGCATCGATCGAGGCCGACTGCCTTGTCCATGTGGCCGAGGCCAACGTGCGGGGCATGCTGGTGGACACCATCCTGGCCCAGGACGTGGTCATCAAGCAGAGCACCATCGCCGCCGAGAGGCTCGCCTCGCTCGCACCGTTCGGCGTCACTGAGAAGATCGTCCGGTCACCGAAGCAGCTGGCCACGCTGTTCTTCGACACGTGGGGTCTGCCGGTCCAGAAGAACACGGCCACCGGCAACCGGTCGACCGACAAAGAGGTCATGCACGAGCTCGCATTCATCGACCCGCGGGTGAAGGAAGTGAAGGAGTACCGCGAGGCGCTCAACAATGTCACCAAGTTCGCCATGAACCCGATCGCGGCGGCGCGCTACAACGGCGACGGCCGGGCCCGGCCGCAGGCCATTGTGTTCGGGACCTACACCGGGCGCATGACCTATGCGAGCAAGCAGACGAAGAAGAACCCCGAGGAGGCTGAGGTTGCCGACGCTTCCGACTGACGATCCCTTCGACTGGGAGCTGTTCGACGAGCAGCCCTTGTCAGTGCGCAAGGTGACCTGGGAGTTCAACGTGTTCCCAGACAAGTTGGTCGAGCCGAAGGACGCCGCGCGCGCCGCGCTGCTGATGATTGAGTATTGGGAGACGAAGGTAGGCGATGGCACCCCGTAAGACCACTGACTTCCAGATCGGCTGGGCAGTACACCAGATGAAGAGCGGCCCCGACTACCGCTCGATCATCGTGGCTCCGCACGGTCACTCGATCGTGGAGTTTGACGCGGCTGGGCAGGAGTTTCGGTTCATGGCCTTGATCAGTGGCGACACCACCATGCTGCACCTTTGCAGGCCCGGCGAAGACCCGCACTCGTTCATGGGCTCGAGGGCTGACACCCGGTATGAGTACCGTGAGCTGATCAAGCGGGTGGCTGAGGAGGACAAGGAGGCCAAGCGTATCCGCAAGGGCGGCAAGGTGCTGAACCTTAGTCTCCAATATAGAACTTCCCCTAAAACATTACGTACAAGGTCACGCGTCGATCACGGCATGGACATGACGCCAGAGCAGGCGCAGCACAACTATTACGTCTACCACCGGACCTACCCCGGCGTGAAGGTTTATCACAAGACTGCGATCGAGAAGACGCAGCAGTGCGGATATGCCGAGACGTTAGCTGGCCGTCGAGTACAGGTTATAGGTGACTGGGATAGATATGGCTGGCAGCTTGGGTCTACTGCCATAAATTACCCTGTCCAGGGCACCGGCGCTTGTCAGAAATACTTGGCTATTCGTGCGCTCAGCGAATTGTACACTGAGTTGGGTGCAAGATTTATGCTGGATCTTCACGACGGTCTTTTCAGCGTTGTGCCGGATCATTACGTCAGTGAGTTCTGCGACCGTGGCAAGAGAATACTTGACAACCTCCCATATGGTTCAGCCTGGGGTTACACACCGTCCATCCCGCTGCCGTGGGACGTGAAGGTGGGGAAGAGCTGGGGCGCGCTTCATGAGGTGAAGTTGTGACGACTCAGTGTCTTGACGAACCCCGGGTGACACCCGATATGAGGGCCTCCACGAACGAGGCTCGCCAATGAACCCCCTTCTCACTGACGCTGGCGCGGTCCACCTGCGCTCCACCCGCTCCAACGAGCTCTACCGTGTCCTGGCCTACGACCCGGCCACGAAGCTTGCTACGCTGAAGGGGCAGCTTGGTCAGTGTACCGAGCCGTTCGAGCGCGCGAGGCTCGAGGAACTGGGCTACGTCCGCATCGACGGACCAGTGGAAGGCATGATCGAGGTTTGAGATTAGCGTGCAGGGAGCACGCTGAGACCGGTCTACTGGAGGGGGCTCCGGTAAACCGATGAAGACCAACGACCCTAGAAGTGATACAGAATGAGAGGGCCTAAGAAAAACTATGAACACGCGCACCAACTCGCCAAGATGTTTGACGACGCCGTTTCGGCGTTCTTCCCCGACAACAATGTAGCTGTCGATGTAGTGGCTGGCGGTTGCGCCATCCTACTCTCGACCATCCTGGCGGCGATCCCCCCGATTGATCGTGCGCTGGTGCTGAATGAAACCGTCGAGGCCATCCTCGCCGGATATGCGGATAAACCTGACGCGGACTTGATACTCGAACACTAGGAACTGAACGATGTCTGAACTGATCGACCGCGGCGCGAAGCGCGCTGCAGCCAAAGAGACGTGGCGGGCCCAGCCCCGCGGCGATCGGCTCAGCTTCAACGATTTCTGGCGTGAGCGGAATGACCCCGAGCGCAACGCGCGCCACGTCGACCAACAGAAGCGCTCGATGAAGCGGAGGCATGCTGATGCCGTATGAGGGTCGCACCACTGGGCCTCGCAAGCGTGAGGCCGGCTACGACAAGACAAAGCCTTTCAGCATCAGGCTGAAGCAGTCTGTCTTCGACGAACTGCAGGCGCTGCTTGACGATACCGGCATCTCGATGACCTGGGCGATTGACACCGCCTGCCGAGACTTCCTCAACGGCCGCAGGGCCGAGCAGATCAATGAAGCATTCCACAAGGAGCCGAGCCAATGAGCCACGTTATGGTGGACCTCGAGACCATGGGCACCGGCAGCTACGCCGCCATCATCTCGATCGGGGCCGTCAAGTTCAGCCCCAACGATGGGCCGATCTCGATAGAGGAGCCGTACTACACTGCGGTCACCCTTGAGAGCTCGATGAAGGCCGGCCTCCGAGTCGACGCCAAGACCATCGAGTGGTGGTTCAGCGCCGACCGCACCGCCGCGCGCGAGCGCTGGCTCAGTGAGCCCAAGGTCGACATCGACGAGGCGCTCCTCGGCTTCTCCGCCTGGTACGGCGAGGACAAGACACTGCCGGTGTGGGGCAATGGGGCCACGTTCGACAACGTAATCCTCTCCAACGCGTATCTGACGACCGGCCTAGACAAGCCGTGGGGCTACACGGCCGACCGCTGCTTCAGGACGTTCAAGAGCGCCCTCATCCCGGCGGTCAAGGGACCCAAGGTCACTGCACACCACGCCCTTGATGATGCGATCTCGCAGGCCGTATGGCTGCAGAAGATCGTCAAGAAGCACAAGCTGCAGGTGGCGTGATGGGTAAGCCCCAAGCCTGGTCACACTCGAAGCTCGAGTGCCACGACAACTGCAACTGGCAGTTCCACGAGAAGTACGTGGCGAAGAACCTGCCGCCTGAGGAGAAGTCCGATCAGCAGCTATGGGGCATTCACGTCCACCAGCAGTTCGAGTGGCATGGCAGCCGCGTCGACTACCAGCTGCCGTTTGATCTGACCGTCCACGAACCGTTCCTCGCCAGGCTGAACGTCGAGGGCGAGACCGCCGACGTCGACCGGGTCGAGATGAAGGTGGCGCTCAACACCAAGTTCCAACCGTGCGCCTACTTCGACGACAAGAAGAACCTAAGCACCCCGCGGGTGTGGTGGCGCGGCGTCATCGACCGGCACCTTGTCTGGAAGTCCGAGGGCAGGTGCAAGATCGTCGACTACAAGACTGGCAAGAAGAAGGACGACTGGACCCAGCTCGCGGAGACCGCCGTCTACCTCTTCGTCCTCTACCCCGAGGTCAACCTGATCAACGCCCAGTTCTACTGGACCGAGGATCAGACGTTCACCAAGAAGGTGTGGGCCCGGTCGGAGATTGACACGCTTGTAGCCATGTATGCGCCGAAGCTAGCGGCCTACGCCTACAGCTTCAAGAACGACGCGTGGCCGAAGAAGCAGTCAGGGTTGTGCAAGGGTTGGTGCCCTGTGACGTCCTGCATGTTCTGGGAGGCCAAGAAGGAGAAGAAGTGGTGAGGAAGTCCTTCATGGAGCGGGTCCGCGAGGCGGACGCTGCGTATTTGAAAGAGGAAGCTGATATGAGCGCACACGCGGCGGCGGCCTACGCCAACGGTTACGCAGACGGGGTCGCCGTCAGCCTCAACGGCCTAGCCGAAGAAATCCACCACGATAACGCCCATTGGTGGACCAACCCCAAGACCGGCAAGCGCCTTAGTCGCAACAAGGGCGAGATGATCGCCCTCATGCACAGTGAGCTGAGCGAGGCCATGGAGGCCGAGCGCAAGAGCCTGATGGACGACCACCTGCCTCACCGTCGAGGTGTCGAGGTAGAGCTGGCTGACCTGATCATCCGCGTGCTGGACTACTGCGGGGGCCACAGGCTCGACATCTCCGGCGCGGTCGCCGAGAAGCGCGCCTATAACAAGACCCGTCAGGACCATACGAACGAAGCCCGGCTCGCAGCCGGCGGAAAGAAATGGTGATGGACCCCAACCTCGCTTTCGCGATCTTTGCCTTCGGTGTGCTCGCCCTACTCGGGTTCGGCCCGTTGCTGATCGTGAACCTAGTCGACTTTTTCTGGAGAAAACGATGAGCTCGATGCCGAAGAAGCGCGCCGACAAGAACCTCGAGGCCGACGTCAAGAAGGACGTCCAAGAGGTGCTCGAGCGCCACGGCTGGTGGTGGTGGATGCCACCGTCGAGCCAGTACAGCAAGACTGGCATCAGTGACTTCCACGCCATCAAGAACCGTCTGTTTATGGCGATCGAGACCAAGCGCGGCGTCGGTGTGCCGAAGCCCACCGCCAACCAGGTCGCCTTCCTGCAGAAGGTCAAGGAGGGCGGCCACTTCGCTTTCGTGGTCAACGACACCCGCGTGAAGCATCTCGATGCGTTCCTCGGCTCGTTCGAGATCGCGACCAAGGCCGCGCAGAAGAGCGAGAAGGTTCCCGACGAGCATGGGGCTCAGATGATCAACTGCATGCGTGAATTGCAGCAGGAAATCTGATCCTTGTACGTCCACACGCCAACCCGCTCCCTGATCCTAAAGGTCAGGGACCCCTTAGCCATTCGCTTGGCGCTGCCGGCCGCGAGCAAGACGCTCGCGCTGCCGGACGGGCATAACATCGCCGTGAAGTGGACGGTTGAGACCGCGCGCGTGCTCCGCAACATGGGCATCTCTGCGCCGTCGCCGATCACAGCCTTCTACGACTGGCCAGGCCTGCACAAGCCGGCCGCCCACCAGGTAGAGATGGCGGCGTTCTGCACGCTGCACGACAAGCTCTTCAACCTCTCGGAGCCGCGGACGGGTAAGACCTATGCCACGCTGTGGGCGGCCGACTACCTGATGAAGGAGGGCCTCGTCCACCGCGCGCTGATCGCGACCACCGTGTCGACGATGCGGCCGACGTGGGCCCAGGACTGCTTCAAGATCCTGCCGCACCGCCAGTGCGTGACGCTGCACGGTGCGAACCAGAAGGCTAGGCTCAAGCACCTCAACAAGATGGTGGACTTCTACATCATCAACCACGACGGGATCGACCTCGAGACCGTGGCGCTGGCGCTCCGCCGCCGCCCCGACATCGACCTGGTGATTGTCGACGAGGCTGCCTTCTTCACCAACCCAGAGACCGACCGCTACCGCTTCCTCCACTGGATCATGGAGAAGAAGGTCAAGTTGTGGCAGCTGACTGGCAGCCCAACGCCTCAGTGTCCGTCGCAAGCTTGGGCGTTGGCGAACCTCGTCAAGCCGATGCCGATCTCGTTCTCGAAGTTCCGCGACAGCGTGACCACCATCGTGTCGGCGAGCAAGCGCAAGCCCTCGGCCGGCTCGACCGAGAAGGTGTTCGAGATCCTGCAGCCGGCGATCCGCTTCAAGAAGCGCGACGTCTGGAAGAACCTGCCGCCGCTTGTCGGCCCCCGCGACGTCCACGCGCCGCTGTCGAAGGAGCAGGTGGCTGCACTGAAGACAATGCGGGTCGACATGCGCGCGGTCATCAACGACGTCAAGATCGGCGCGGTCAACGGGGCCGACAAGATCCTGAAGCTGCGGCAGATCCTGTGTGGCTCGGTGAAGGACCCCAACACGGGGGCCTACCAGCACATGGACTGCGATGGGCGCATCGACACACTGAGAGGCCTGATCGAGGAAGCTTCGGCAAAGGTCCTTGTCATCGCGCCGTTTAAGGGTATAGTCCGCCACCTCGCGGACCAACTACCGAAACCGTACAAGCGAGACGGGACCCGCCACGACGGGTTCAAGACACTGATCCTCAACGGCGACGTCACCATGGCCAAGCGGCCAGCGGTCATCAAGCAGTTCAAAGAGGATTGTGACGTCAAGGCCATGGTCTGCCACCCCAAGGTGATGGCGCACGGCCTGGATTTCGCCGAGGCCGACACCACTGTGTTCTTCGGGCCCATCTACTCAAACGACGAGTACACCCAGGTGATCGAGCGGTTCAGTGGCATGGCGCAAAAAAATACGATGTACCTCTACAGGATGCTTGCGCATCCGATGGAGGCCACTATCTATAAGACCGTGGACGCCCGTGGCTCCATGCAGTCAGCCATCCTCGAGCTATACGAGGAGTTTGTGAACGGAGAGGACGAGCTATGAGATATTGGTTTCACACAGGCACTGACAAGGCGTTCGCGCTTGATACGCCGCCACCCGACGGCCAGGATATTCTCGAGCTTACCGTGGAGCAGTTCGCGGAGATCCAGGCGGCGATCGCCGCAGCCACCAACGGGGCCGGACAGTCAGTGGCCGTGACACCTCCGCCGCAGCCGCAAGGCATCGACATGGAGCGCTTCGCCCGCATCTGGCGGAAGATGGAAGCCAAGATGAAGGAGATCCAGGCTGCGGCGGACGCCGAGATCGAGCCGATCAAGAAGCAGCAGGACCAGGTCAGTGACCTGCTCATGCGCCAGATGAACCTGCTGCGGGCCGACAAGCTCGAGACCGAGGCGGGCGTCGTCTGCAAGGACGAGAGCATCCACGCCAACGCGGCGGACTGGGGAGCGATCTGGAGCTTCGTCGAGAAGCACGGGCAGCAGGGCATGATCCAGAAGCGGCTCAACACTAGCGACGTGCTGAGGTGGGCCAGGGCGCATGCAACGAAGGACGAGCGCGGCAACGAGGTGCTTGGGCTGCCGCCTGGTATGAACCTGTTCACCAAGTACAAGCTCACTGTACGGAAACCGGGCGGCCAGAGGCCCCTCCCAACCGACGAAGGAAACTGAACCATGGGTAACGAAGTCAACGTTCAACAGACGGCGAAGGGTCTGTCCTTCGCGGTGCCTGCGCACATCGCCGCGATGATCAAGGCGAAGGGAGCGTCGAACATCCCCGATCGCGCCACGACCAACCAGCTCACGTTTGCTGGCAAGGCGTGGACGATGCACGTCAACGGTGAGAGCAAGCCTGTCACGCGGCGGCTGCCGCTCCTCGACGACGAGAACCAGCCCACTGGTGAGTTCGGTGAGCCAGAGCCCGTGCCTGTGCTCGAGGTCATCATCGTCGGGTGGAACCAGATCAAAGAGCGCAAGCTTTACGAAGGTGTCTGGACCGGCGTCTCCCGCCAGCCCGACTGCTGGTCGAACGACGGTCGCAAGCCGCACGTCTCGGTCGAGAACCCCCGCGGCGTCACCTGCGATACCTGCCCGATGTCGCAGAAGGACAGCAAGATCAACGCCGACGGCACTGGCGCGGTAGCCTGCTCGCTTAGCCGCACGTTGGTCGTGGTGCCCTCGAAGAACCTCGACTACTCGCTGCTCAAGATGAACCTCGCCGTCACGTCCGACTGGGACGCGAAGGATGACGAGAGCGTCGCCAACGGCTGGTACGCCTTCAAGAACTACGTCGAGTTCCTCAAGAACAACGGCCTGTCGCACTCCGGCGCGGTGGTCACCAAGATGCGCTTCGCCCCCGGCACGCCGCAGAAGCCCATCAACTATCCCAAGGTCCAGTTCAAGATGGCCGGCTTCTTGGACGAGGCGCAGTTCGACAAGGTGCTCGCCCGCGCCGGGTCGGAGGAGTGCGTGAAGCTCTTGGCCGGGTTCAACCCGTCAGCCAAGCCGCAAGGTAAGCCGCTGCCGAAGGACGAGGACGGCGAGGTCACGTCGAGCCCGGCTCCGACCGCTCAGACGCCCCGCCCCGATCCGGAAGTGATCAAGGCGGCGCAGGAGCTGCGCGCCCAGGAGGAGGCTGCGGCCAAGGCCACCGAGATCGCCAGGCTGGCCGAGCAGGAGACTGCCCGCAAGGCTGAGGAGCAGAGGGTTGCCGACCAGCGCGCCGCCAAGATCGCCGAGGCCAAGCGCCTGCTGGCGGAAGCCGAGGGCGAGGCCTTCGACGACGGGGCCAAGGCTCCGGTTGCCGACACCCCCACCCAGACCGAAGAGAAGGCCAAGCGCACCCGGCGCTCCAGGGCTGAGATGGAAGCTGCCCGCGCCGCGGAAGCTGCTGCTAAGGCTCCTGTACGCGCGGTTGAACACAAGGTCATCGACGCCGATCCGATCATCGAGAAAGGTCTGGCGGCCACTACAGCATCGACCGGCTCGCCGATGGAGATCCCGGCCGAGCTCGCCGCTGCTCTCCCGAACTGGGAATAATCGTAGCCAGCCTACGACAACTCGAACCCCCTGCTTTAACAGGCAGGGGGCTTTTCCACGTCTGCTGAATTGGCCTCCATGGACACGCTCGAATTTTTCAAAGCAGTCTGGCCGGCCAAGGGCAACTACACGCTCGCGATGCCGTTCCAGACCGAGGATATGTCCAAGGAGGCTTGGCACCATGTCCCTGTCAAGTCTATCGAGCAGGCTGTCGCGGTCACCAAGAAGTACACTGACAAGAACCTCTTTTTCGCGGTCCACACCACTGTCGTGCCGTTCACCGAGGACCCAGTCAAGAAGAACTATCGCGGCGACGGCCCCAAGAAATATTTCCGCGAGCACGACAACATGCTCGAGAGCAGGGCGTTCTTCTTCGACCTCGACGTCGGAGAGAGCGACCCCAAGCGACCCCCCAAGTATGCAACCAGACAGGAGGCCCTCGATGGGCTCACAAGATTTCTCTTCGCCACTGGACTGCCCCGACCCCTCGTTACCTCATCCGGAGGGGGCTTTCACGTCTACTGGCTCCTATCAGATCCACTACCGTCCCTCGAGTGGCGAGGATGGGCAGCAGTCCTCCACCATGTGGCACGACGAGTGGGCCTCCGTGCCGACCCTGCCCGCACTACTGACCAGTCGTCCGTCCTGCGGGTCGTGGGCACACAAAACATCAAGCCAGGCCGGCCGTCTCGGCCGTGCTTGGCTGTTCAACCAGGAGCTACGACGGAGACAAAGGCGTTTCTGGCGGAGCTTCAGCGCCTCCTTGGCGACGATAAGATCGCTGATGAAGTCCGATACCCAAAGTCTTTCCAGCACCGAAGAGGCGTCAAAGGAAACCTCGACGTTCTATGGGATGGGCCTACCCCAACTCTTGGAGAAGTATCCGCTGTCTGCGAACACGTCCGACTGTACGCCGAAACCGGACACACCATAGGCAACGAGCCCACCAGCTACTACGTCGGTGCTGGGACAGTGTCCTACACCGACGAAGGCTACGAGCACATGCAGCGCTTGGCAGCGACGCACCCGCGCTATGACCCTGACGCCACCCACGCGAAGTGGGAGCAGTGGAAAGAGCGCAGCAAAGGACCGGCATCATGCATCAGGATCGACGAAAAGTGCGGGGGTGGCGCGTGCGCGGGGTGCCCGTTCTTTAACAAGGGCAAGAACCCCCTGATGATCGCGCTCGATCAGCGCAAGACAGTCGCGCCGCCGATCAGCGCCGACCCATCCGCCGAACCTGTCTGCTTGGTGGAGCCGGGGGAGCCCTACTACCGCAAGAACGGGTGGATCTACAAGACGGTGGAGATCAAGGCAACCAAAGACAGCCCAGCGAGCACTGAAGAACAGGTCATCTCCACCTACGACATGTTCCCGATCGACGAGTGTGAGCACACTGACCTGGAGCCAGCGTTCACCATCTGGGCGCTTAAGATCCCGCGGCAGGAGAAGCTGCAGCTCGTCAAGGTGCCCAACACAATCCTTCACGACCCGAAACAACTTCAAGTCGTCCTGTCCAACCGACGCTTGTACTTCACACCCCCTAACTTCCGGAAGGTCATGGACATGATGCTATTTTACGCCAAGACGCTGCAGGCCGCGAAGGCCGCTAACAAACAGTACGACCACCTCGGCTGGGTCAACCAGGACAAGGTCGAGTTCATCTTGCCAACCGAGGTCATCAAGACGGATGGCACCTCGACGCCCAGTAGGCTCAGCGCAGCGGCGCAAGCCGAGGTCGGGTTCATCCACACGAAGGGCACGCTCGCGGAGCAGGTCAAGCTGTTGGAGTTCTACAACGAGCCGCAATACCTGAAGCACCAGTTCATCATCATGGCGTGCCTGGGGTCAGTGCTGTTCCACGCATCCGGCCAGCCGGGCGTCGTCATCAACGCAAGCGGCAAGTCCGGCGGGTCGAAGTCGAGCGCGCTCTACGCTGGCGCGTCGCTGTGGGGCCGGCCCAAGTCCTACGTCATGAACGGCACCAACCAAGGCATGACGCCGCTCGCACGGCTCAACCTGGTCCACAGCCTCTGCCAGCTGCCGGCGCTCATGGACGAGATCACCATGATCGAGCCTAAGAAGGCTCAGGAGTTCGTTTTCAACGCCACGCAGGAGACGCAGCGCATCCGCCTTAACCCGGACGGCTCCCAGAAGGCGACGCGCGGCGGCATCCGTTCGAACATGCTGATCACCTCGGCCAACACATCGCTGCACGATCTGCTGCAGCTCGAGAGCCGGGCCGGCACCGCGGGCGACATGCGCGTCTACGAAATCTTCTTTGACGCGGTCAGCGCGTCGGCAGCCAAAGCCAATGAGTTCCTCCACCAGATCCACGAGTGTCACTACGGCCACATCGGGCCGGAGTTTCTGAAACGCTACATGCAGGATCGCGTTGGGTTCGACGATATCGTCCGCAAGAGCGTCGCCGAACTGGACGCCAAGTGGCGGCTGTTGGCACCAGAGCGGTACTGGTCAGCGGGCGCGGCAGTGCCATTGATCGCTGGCGAGCTTGCATTCCGCTGGGGGCTGCTGCCGTTCCATGTCGAGCCTGTGCGCGCGTGGGCCTACGGCCAACAGCTCAAGGAGATGCGCGGCACCGTCCACACCCTCGAGCTCGAGAGCGGCCCGCGGTCGCTCCTCGGGGCGTTCCTCAACGACAAGGCGGGGGCTACCGTCGTGGTCAGTGGCACCATGATCGAAGGCAACGTCTTCGAGAACCCGCTGCGCGAGCCCAACAGCGCACTGGTGGCGCACGAGGACCGGCGCTTACGCATCATCGTGGTCCGCAAGGACGCCTTCCGAGCCTGGTGCGGCGACCACAATCACAACCCCACACGCACGCTGCTCGAGCTCGAGCGCGACGGCCTTGTCAAGGACGTCGACAAGCGGTTCGTCCTCGGCAAGGGCACTAAGTACGCCGCCGCACCGGCGGTGTGCTTCACGATCGACCAAACCCACCCCCTCGCTCAAGGCCTCACGGAGTAGCCATGACACCTCAAGAAGAGAAGCAGGCCGTCCTCAGCCACCTCGCCGAGCTGACCCACGCCGATGGGGTCTACTGCACCTCGTTCGCGCCGATCGTGCGCAGTACAGGACTGACCCGCGAACGCGTGCGGTTTCTCTGCCGGCTGTTGAAGCGGCAAGGTCTTGCTCAGTTCCACAGTGGGCTGTGGAACGAGGACGGTGAGCCGGCAGGTGCCGGCTACTGCATCAGCCCGAAGGGGCTCGAACTGTACGACGGAGTTGACCTGTGACCCGCATTCTCGTCGTCGGGGCAGGCGACCCCAAGGATACCAAGTTCATCTGCGAGACGCTGGACGAGGTGAACAGCCTCTACGGCCCGGTCACATGTCTGATCCACGCCAACCATCAGCAGGCGCTCGGGTGGCAGCAGGCCATCTCACGCTCGCAGCGGACGCTGCATAAGCCGATCGTCGAGAACCAGCTTGACGGGATCGCAGCCGGCGAGCGGTGGCGGACCCGACTGTTCGACGAGGGCAGGCCCGACTTCGTCGTGGTGTTCGACTGCCTCGACGGGCCCAAGACGCGCATCCCGAAGAAGAAGATCGAGAAGATCGTCTTCATGGCGCAGCGCCGGAGCATCCAGGTGCTGGTCTACTCCAAGGCCAAGAAGGCGCAGGCCAAGGCTGAAGCAGCGGCGACGGCATGACCGACCGCAACGCACCCCTCAGGCTCAAGGTCGCCGCCGAGATCGCCTTCCCGCATGGTGGGATAACGGCGGCGGGACTGCGCAAGGAAGCCGCGCGCGGAAAGTTGACGCTTGAACGGATCGCTGGAAAGGACTACGTCACCCTCGCGGCAATTGAAGACATGAGGGACCGATGTCGAACCCGAGCAAGGGTGCCAGGCTATGGCTCAAGCCAGCCACCGCTACCCGCAAAGCCATGTGGATCATCCGAGATGGTGAGCACCAGCGTGGCACTGGATGCAGCGCTGAGAACCGTGCAGAAGCTGAACGCCGGCTCGGCTGGTACCTTGGGGCAAAACACACTCCCACCAGGGCATCGCATACTGACCCATCGTCAATCAAGATTGCCGACGTCGTCAACATCTACACCGCCGACCGCGGCGCGCAGATAGCTCGGCCGGACCAGCTAGCCTCCAGGCTGCGCTTCCTCCTCGGTCTCCTCGGCGACAAGACCTTAGCCGACATCACGCCCGCAGCCTGCCGCGACTACGTCGCGCGGCGAGGCTCGGTGCAGGCCGCCAAGCGCGAGCTCGAGGATCTCCGAGCCGCGATCCGCCATCACTGGAAGGCGGGCTACTGCGACCGCGAGACGCGCGTCACGCTCCCTGCGAAGTCACTACCGCGCGAGCGCTGGCTCACCCGGGACGAGGCGGCCAAGCTGCTTCGCGCGGCGTGGCGCGAGCCGCAACGACACCATGTCGCCCGGTTCATCCTAGTGGGGTTGTACACCGGGACCCGCGCCGCGGCGATCTGCTCCGCGTCGTTCCAGCCGGTAGGAGGCCGGGGGCTGGTCGACGTTGATCGCGGCGTCTTTTATAGACTCCCCCAAGGCAAGCAGCAAACGAAAAAGCGGCAGCCCACCATCCGCCTCCCTCCGCGGCTGCTAGCGCACATGCGCCGCTGGCGCGCGATGGGTGCTCAGTCGGTGGTGGAGTACGAGGGTCGGCCGGTCGACGATGTCAGCCGGGCGTTCACGCGCGCCGCGCGCGCCGCTGGTCTAGGAGGGGTGATGCAGCACACGCTGCGCCACACCGCCATCACCTGGGCGATGCAGAACGGTGCCGGCATGTACGAGGCTGCGGGGTACTTCGGGGTCTCGGCGCGGATCATCGAGCAGACCTACGGTCACCACCACCCCGACTACCAAGAGAGCGTCGGAGCTGCGGTCACGGCGCGGCCGTCCCAGGTTCGTCCCAGGTTGGCGGGAACGAACGGTGTAGATAACAGGCGTTCGGCCCAAACGCAGTCAATTATTTCAGATACTTAGCCTAAACCCTCTCGTGGATGACGAGAGGGTACGGCTATATCAATCAAGGACTTAACCAGGTTTAGTCCCAGGTTGGTCCCAGGTTAGATCGCCGGCTGCACCGGCAGCGGGTTGCCTTGTGGAGGAGGCATGCCGGCCTGCTGCGGAGCGGGCATTCCTTTGGACTGCGACATCTGCTGAAGCAGTTGCAACGCTGCCTGCGGGTCGACCTTGGTCGGGGTCTTGGCGCTCTTGCCCTTGGGCTGGACGTTATGCGTCCCACCGGCGAGGTGCTTCACAGGAGCTCCACCAGCGGCTGCCGCCTTCGGAGGGATCATTCCCTTCGCCGCAGGCTTCTTGCCAGCGGGTGCCTTCGCCTGTGGACCGTTTTGCGGCTGAGGCGCGTTCTGCCGCTGCAACTCGGCCATGTGGTTTCCGAGAGCGTTCGCCTGGGCGATCTTGTCCCTGCCAATGAGGTCGGCACCGTGGACGTTGAGGACTGCCTCGTTGGGTGCGAGCATCGCCGGCACCTGATCGCTGGCCTGCGTGCCGACTTGACCGGCTGGTGTCGGCTTGCCTGGAACTTGGTTGGCTCCGCCTGCCGCGTGCAGCAGATGCTGATGGAGCTGGAGCAGCTCCTGGTCCGTCGCGGGGCGGTTCGGCACCGCGGCCGTGCCGGCGTGATAGTTGGCGTCATCGCTGAAGTTCGGGAGCGCTAGTGATGACTTGTTGAGATCCGACTGGGTGTCGGTGTACGCGTTCTGGTGCTGCCGTTGTTCACCAAGACTATCGGCGTTCGAGCGAGCGGCGTAGCCCTCGGCTCCATAGTAGCCACCCTGTGCGCCCTCGAGCGCACGCTTCGACGTGGCGTTGGCGGGGTTCTCATCGGCTTCCGACTTTGTGAGTCTGCCCTGCTGGTCTAGGAGGCTGCCTTGGTGCCCGCGCAGCCCTGCGAGCGACCCAGCGTTCTGGAGATCCGCCTGGCCGTGCATGGCCGCCGCCCCAGCCGCCGTGTTCGCAGCGTCGGCCTGCTGGCCGAGGATCGCGTATTTGGTGCCGAGCCACGCGGATGCGATGCCCATGATAATCTCCTGTTAGACGGATGCAATCTGCTCGTCGATGCTGCTCGTGCTCGAGCTTGAACTCTGGCTCGTGCTCGTGCTCTGGCTCTGGCTCGTGCTCGTGCTTGTGCTGTCGCTCTCGCTCGTGCTTGCGCTCGTGCTCGTGCTGCTGTGCCAACTAATCGCGCCGATCGCCGCCGCGCCGAGCTGGGCGCTGACCTGCGCGCCGACCTTAGACGCGTCGAGCGAGAGCCCCCGCGCCGCGATGTAGAGGTGGCCGTTGGCTTCGGCTGCCGCCACACCGATCTTAGCAACTTGTTCTTGCTCATCGATCACCGCCTGCCACTGCTTGGTCAGCGTGTCGTTGTAGCTGGCAAGCCCAGATATCTGAGCCCGGTAGACCTCAGCCGCGGCCGTGTTGTATTCGCTCGCCGCCTGCGCCTGTCCGACCATGCCCTTGATGGCGCTGTCGTAGCCCTGCAACTGCGCGGTGTAGGCGGCGATCAGCCCCTTGTAGGCTTCGACCTGGGCGGTGATCTGCGCCACGCTGGCGTCAACTGTGGCCTTGTAGGCGTCCACCGATGTCTTGTAGGCGCTCTCGATCGTGGCCTGTGCCTCGATGGAGGCCTTATAACCCTCGACCTGCGCGGTGTAGGCGTTGATCTGGCCGACGAAGGCCTTGATCTCCTCGCCGTAGATCTCGACCTCGATCTTCTGAATGTTGGCCTGGATCTCGATGGCGCTCAGTTGGGCCTTGTAGATGTCGACGACCGTCTGCTGCGCTTCTACCTCGGCCTTGTACTGGCCGACGATCGCCGTGTTGATGTTGGCCTTGGTCTGCTCGAACTCGATCTGGTTCTTGTTGACCTCGACTTGCGCCAGGAGACCCTTGATCTGCGTGTCGTAGATCTGGGCCATCGTGCGGTAGCCGTCGAGGGAGGCCTTATAGGCCTCGACCTGGGCGTTGTAGACCTGGATGGCGGCTTCGACGGCGTATTTGGCGGCTTCGAACGTACGCTGGGCGACCTCGTTGGCGTAGTCGATCAGCTTGCTCTCGAGCGCCGTGGCGTTCTCGCGGGCGTGGATCAGGTTGTCCAGCTGGGTCTTCATCTGCGTCGCGAAGATGTCGCGCGAGATGCCGGCCATCGTGTAGTTAAGCTCGGTCTGCATCTTGTTGCGCGCGTCGAGGAACGACCCTGGCGGGTAGGCGTAGCCGAGGACTTCGCTATCCCGCTCGAGCGCGGCGAGGGCGTTGGCCAGTGTGCGGTACTCGCGCTCGTAGGCCGCGTCGAGAAGCGCCTGCTGCGCCTGGCTAGGGATGAACGTCCCGGTGCCGTTGGCGATCGCGTTCTGCAGATCGGTCTGGAGTTGGGTCAGCAGAGCTGAAGTGAAGAGGGTGCCTTCTTTGTAGTTGAAGACGCCGGGGGCGACCGCGGTGAGCCCCGGGACGTTGGCGGTGAAGGCTGGGATGGAGATGTTCGGGAACGACACCGTGTCGAGTGACAGCAGCGCCGGCACGCCCGGGAGCGCTGCCGTGAGCGTCGGGTAGGTGAAATTGAGGTTGACCGCTGGCGCGACGGGGGCCGTGCCAGAGAACGTCGCAGGGGCTGAGCCGAACGCAAGGGTCGGCGCGACGCCTGTAAACGGGCCAACGATGAGGCCGTTCAGGTTCAGCTGCCCGGTGAACGTGGTCGGCTCGGTCGGGATGTTCCACGTAACAGTCTGCAGTGCCGGCAACGACGCGGTGATCGGCGTCGGTGCGGCGTTGAGCGTGGGGAAAGACGGGTTGACGACCGGCGCAGCGAGCTGCCCCGCCTGAGCACTTAGCTGAGACAAATAGGACCCAGCCCCAGCAATGAGCTGCTGGGACACCGCGAACATCTCGTCCGGGTCGCCGATTATCCCGGGGATTGGGGTGCTGAAACCGCTCACTACATGCTCCTAGAGATCGTGGGACCTTACCAGCACACTGACATGGGCGCAATCACTTGCCCAACTTCGGGGCGGGGGTAAACGGCTTGATGGTGCCGGTCTTCTTCGTCTTGATCTTCGCTGAGCCCTGGTTCTTGCCGCCGATCCAATTGTCGCTAGCAGTGGTGAAGGCGATGTCAGGGACCTGGCCGAGGAGTTTTACAGGCGGAGCAGGCAACCGCGTGGGTACAGCGCCTGCGATGTCCAGCGGGGTTAGAGGGTTCACGGGAAGCTGTCTGGCGATCACTGGAGCCCCTTTCGCGTCGATAAACGCGCGGCGGTTGGACTCCACCGATGTGTCGAGCGTGACCCCGGTGAACATCTGGAACTCAGCCATCTCGACCTTGAAGATGTTGTCCACCTGGTCGGGGGTCGACGGGATGCCCGCGGGGTTTTCGCTGAACGGGATGGGCGTAGGGGCGACGGTCGCGGTGGGGGCGATCTCCCCCAGCACGTTAAAATCAGGGACGGGTGGGATAGGCTGGATGGCATTGGGGTCCCAGACGAACGTCATCGTCGTCTCGTCGAAGACGTAAAGGCCCTTCTCCAGAGCAGCAGGCAAAGAATATGGAGGAGCCCCTTTGGATGCCGTATCCATCGAGTCAACGGTTATAACAGCGTTGAGATCACCCCCTCCGACCCAGTAATCGAATGCGTCCATCCCGTTATAGTTAACATCGTCGATCGCCACGAATAATTCAGCAGACGAAATAACGCTATCCGGTGTAGTGTCGCTCGCCACACAAGAAACACCTTCTGATATATCGCACGAAATCAAAACATGATGCCACATGTCAACAAAGGCCGTAGGATCACCGAGGTTAACTGTGATGTTGAACGACTGAGGCCCGGTTATTACGGACTCCAGTTGGGCCGTCTGGATGTTGCCTGGATTGGTCCACGCGGCAGCGGTGACTTGGTAGGCGTTCTTGACGCACGTCGCAGTGGACTGAAACCTTGCGATGAACGAGATGGACGTAGGAAAGTTGGCTACGTTGATCCCGATTACGCTCGGGTCGAGGTAGACATACTCAGACGCCACGGCGACGAAGGTAACCAGATCAGAGGGCGTATCCGGGTTCTGCGGAGGGCCGTCCAACTGCACTTCTTGGTTCGTGATGAATGGCTGCGTGAGTGGGCCACCGAAAGTGATCAGTGGGAGGATGCCCCACAATGATGCAGGCTGATCACCGCTAGAGATCCTCCCAACGTAATGATCATGACACGCCTGCAAGGATGCTTGTGGCACGCGGAACCATAGCGAGATAACCGCCTTGGTGAAATCATTCGCCGAGGAGCTGTCTATATTAAGATAGCCCATTAAGTGTCTCCATCAAAGAAAACGACTGCGATCAGGCTGGAGAGATAATCAGCTCTCCCACCATGCTGCAGCGGCTCTAGCCTAGGCAGCGGGGTCGGCGGTACGGTAGTCTCGTACCTGACCTTCTCCTGGCCAAACTGACTTTGGTAGAAGACGGTCAACCCGGGCAGCCCTAATGCTGCGTTGCGGATTTCGATGATGCCGTTATCAGTGTTGCGGCGCTGAGCCGCCATCCATGCGTTGATCTCGCCCTCGTGGCTGCTGACCAGGGTCTGGCCGCCGATGCCTAGGTCTTGTCTCTTGGCCTCCGCTGTGTAGGCGATGGCCGCGGAGGACACCTTGGCTGCATCAGCGTCCGACAGCCCTGCATCAGGGATCGACGCGAGATAGGCAGCCAGATCCCGATCGCGGCTCTGGTCCGCCTGCTTAATCGAGGAACTATCGTCTACAAGCCTGGTGGGGCTAGATGGCTTGTCGAACGGCGTGTTGGTTTTAGGCCTGAAATTAGGCACGTCACACCCGGCGATCGCTCAGCATCGGGATAAAGGTGAGCTCGTCCAGATCGAAGTCCTGGCCGGTGCTCGTCAGCTGGAACGCGATGTAGCGTGTGCGTAGGCCCTTGCCGACGTTAACCTTGGTGGTCATGAGGCCGGGCTGGCCGATCGCCTGGTAGACGTATTCGCGCCCGTCGCCCTGGATGATCTTGATGAAGTACTGACCGCCACCGCGTACTGCGAGGTAGACGCCCTTCAGCCCGCTAAGTTTCGAGCCGTTCATCTGCATGAACGCGGAGATGATGTCCGACTGGATCGGCACACCGTTGTCGGTGTCGCCATCTAGTTCGAAGATGCCTGACGAATTGGCTGCCAGATACCGCAGCCCAAACTGTGCGAAGCTGTTGAAGTTGTAGTTCGTGTATTCGGTTACGGCATTCGTTCGAGTATTGACTGCCCATGTCGTGACGGTTCCCTGTGGATTTACATAGAGCCCGGTGATCATGATGCCGTCGAGCAGCGCGTCACCGTTGTAGATCATCAGTGGAAGCTGGTCGTCATCGACACCGATATTGCCGACGAGCTGCAGCACCAGGGTGTTGCCTAGCCCGGCATGCACCGTCAGCGCCTGCGAGATGACAGGGTTGGCGACGTACTGCTTCGCCTGCGTAAAGTGGACCGACATGGCTTGGCTGAGCGCCAGGGCTAAGGCGCGCCCCAAAGCGTCGTGCATCAGCGTCGACTGCGCGAGCGCGAGATGGTAGTTGATCGCAGGGATGTGGGCCGGGGTCAGCCTAAGCTTCTGCAGGATGGTCAGCCGCCAGGCCACCAGTGCGGCTTGGTGGCAGGTCATGGCCTGCGTCAGTGTGACCGGGTAGGCGCGCTGCAGCACCTGCGCCAGCTTGATCACGTCGGTGTGCGTTAGATGGTAGGTCGGTAGCGTGGCCTGCGCGAAGCCGATCTTAATGGCCTGCAGGATGACGCGGCCCCACTTCCACGCCTCTGCGGCGGTGGGGGCGCACGTCATGTTCTGGCTTAGTGTCTTGAAGACGGTCTTGACGCGCAGGAGGAGCTCATGCGTGAGCATCTCCTCATCCATAGCGGCGTTGATGGTGACCTTCCGCAACCATCTCGAGATGGTTGCGATCGACACTGTCGGCTGCGCGGACTTGAACGCGTGCAGCGTCGAGGTGGTCGTCATCGACACTGTTTGATTGAAGGCGGTCATGGTCGCGGTCCCTTAGGCGGAGAGCCCAAGGTGCTGCAGCACCCCAGGCCCTCCTAGCTCTTAGGCCGCTTACGCCGAGGCGGCGGTGTACGTGTAGGTCAGGTTCAGGATGTCGCCCGAGACCACTGACTTCGAGGAGCCGAACTGCGCGCCTGAGAAGAGCGTGCCGCCCGTGCCGCTGATCGTGGCCGAGGAGATCAGGAACGCGCCGTAGAGGGTGACCGAACCGTTGAACGTGTAGGACGCCTGAGCGCTGGAGTTGGACGTGCTCTGGCCCGAGGGGGACGAGCTGTTCGGGGTCCAGGTCTGGCGCGCGCCGGCCACGTAGGCCGTGACTTCCGTCGCCGCCGCGGCAATGCCGGAGGCCGTGTCGGACGCGAGGACAGTGTAGTTGCCGGAGAAGAGGCCGATGTACCAGGTGGTGATCTGCGAGCCGCCAGCAAGCGCCGCACCGAGCAGGTAGTTCAGCCCTTGGTTGACGACCAGGTTGTCGAAATCGAACTCGTCGATGACGACGCCGTCGCGGACGATCTCGCCGCGGTAGCTGCCGACGCCGAGGATCTTGTTGTCAGGGACGAGGAGGCCGGACGGGCGGGCCTTAAAGCCGGCCGGAAGAGCGGCCTCTAGCATCGGGTTCATGTGGCGCTCCTTGGCCAGTGCATGGAGAATGTCCTTCTCCATACCACCCGTGCAGGACACTGACAAGACAGTCCACTGACATGGCTTGCGCCCCGGATTATCGCGTGGTAAGCCGGTGGCTCAACCACTCAGCGAGGCAGTCATGGGTCAAGTCAGTGCTAAGACAGTCTCTTCCAGCTCCGTCACTGCGGTCATCACCCGCGCCGACGGCTCGGTCGAGAAGCTCGGTCTGATCTCCTACTACTCTCGCAACCCAATACGGCGCTGGGGTTATGCGCTGGGCAAATTCCTAGGCATCTGGAGACGGTAACGTGACCGCACAAACACAGAACGCGGGCCTGGCCCGGATGACTTCCCTGATCGCCGCTGCCAGCTTCTGGCTGCAGTGGGGCACCGGCACGGGCGCAGTGGCGTCCGCCAACGTCGTGACCACGACCACGACAACCGAGGCTCGCGTCTCCGCGACGACGTCGCAGCAGACGACGAGCGTCACCAACGACACCCTGCAGCTCACCGGCACCATCACGGCGGCTGGCTCGCGGGCCATCACTGAGGTCGGCACGTTCGACGCGGCTGGCTCCGGCTCACCCCCGACCGGCGGCAACATGGACCATTACGGATCGTTCTCGGTCATCAACCTGAACACGTCGGACTCGATCGCCTTCACGATCAAGGTCACCTACACCTGAGCCCAAGGCTCTCCCTTAGGAGGGTCCTATGACTGCGTCTACCTGGTATGTCAGCTCGGTCGCTTACACAGCAATTACGCAGTTCGCGATCAGCCATGCTTACAGCATCGGCGACATCGTCCGCTCGCTGGCTGCCCCTGCCAACAACAGCAAGGGCGTCTTCCGCTGCACGACAGCCGGAACCTCAGGCGGCTCCGAGAGCGCGTGGCAACAGTCGAACGGCAGCACCACCACACAGGGCGGCGCGGTCTTCACGACGGTCACAGGTAGTTCGACCTACCACTGGTCAGCTGCGGCTGGTGACCTAGGCAGCGCAACTGGCACGACGAACAACGGTTTCGCAGCTGCCGGCGACACGGTTTACGTGTCGAGCGATCATAGTGAGAGCTTCTCCAACCCGACTTACTTCAACAACATATCCGGCAGCTGGAACGTAACTACTTTCGTTATTAGCGTGAACCGCGGCGGCTCAGTACCGCCAGTAGCAGCTGACATCACATCAGGTGCAACGCTAACCGCTAGCGCCAGCAACCTAAATATTGATCCTGCATTCCCAATCTATTTTAACGGCGTGACGATTGCCGCGACCGCCGGTAATATCACATTCAACGGCAGTTTCTATAGGGCAACGTATTTCAAGAATTGCGCTCTCCAGCTCAACTCAAGCAGTGCCGCATCCCTTATCAATTGCAACAACCCAGCCAGAATAACACTGGATAATACGACAGTATCGTTCGGCAAAGCGACGCAAGGTTTCTCCTCGGCTTCCTACTCGTTCGACATTACATGGATAAACACCGCGTCTGCACTGCTGGGGACGATGCCGACCAATCTGTTTATCCCAGGGGCTCCAGGTCTATACGTCACCTGCCGGGGTGTGGACTTAAGTGCTACGACCGGGACACTGGTGCAATCATCTGCCAGTAACGAGGGAGTCAAAGCTCTATTTGACAGCTGTAAAATAGCGTCCTCAGTCACTCGCTTCGGTACAACGTCTGCTGGGTCGAATGATGCTGTTGAGCTGGTAAACTGCTACGACGGGACCAACACTATTAACGAGTATTACAGTTCAGCTGGAAAAGTCCTGACCGAGCGGACCATCGTCGTGACGGGCGGAGCTACCGACGATATCGGCACGTTCAGCCTGAAGATGGTGTCTGCCTCTACCGGCCTCAGCAAGTGGGGCTACGGGCTCGACACCTTCTGGTTCGACGTCGAGAACACCGCGACGGGTTCTAGCAAGACCGCTACGGTGGAGATCAACTCCAGCGCGGCGCTGAATAACGACGACATTTTCCTCACGCTGGAATACCAGGGCACGTCCAGCTCCCCGGTCGCCAGCTTCGCGACATCCCTGCCGACTACGCTGCTGACCGCCAACGCCGCGATCACGACCTCGAGCCAGACGTGGACCAGCTCGCCCGCGACGCCTGCGCCGCAGAAGATCCAGATCACCTTCACGCCCCAGGTGGCCGGGCGCGTGCGCGGCAAGATCACCCTCGGCAAGATCAGCACCACGGTGTACGTCAATCCCGTAATCACGATCACCTAAAATGGGCTCGTACTTCCACTCAGGAACACGGCCAGGGTCCTCGTCCGTCATCTCAGGCGGCAGCGGTGCGTATGCGATCCCAGGCGTCGGCATCGTCTCGGACCAATCCGCAGTCGCCTACACTCAGATTGTAGCCTACACAGGCACCAGCTCGGTCACCACAGCCAAGGCCGTCACCGCAATAAGGTCATGGTCTACGACCAGTGCGCTGACCGCCTTAAAATCTGCTGCTAAGTTCCTGTCGTGGACCACGGTGTCCGCCGTCACAGCGGCAGCGAACAAGATTTGGGCTAAGACGGTTTCGCTCACCACGACATCCGCCGTGACTACCGCTGAAGCGGTGACCCGCGTGAAGACGGTTTCGCTCGCTACGGTGTCTGCCTTGTCCGCTTTGAAGTCCGCCGGCAAGATCGCGTCGTGGACCACGACCAGCGCCGTGTCCGCGGCGGCGAAGAAGTCCGCCGGGGCGATCATCTCGATCACGACCACCTCCTCGGTGTCCGCTTTGAAGTCCGCTTCGAAGTTGCTGTCGTGGACGACCACGTCTGCGGTGTCGGTGCTGAAGGGCAACGTCGCCCAGATCATCACCTTCACCACGACCAGCGCGGTGGCCGTCACCAAGTCCGCCGGCAAGATCCCCGCATGGGGCACCGCGAGCGCGGTATCACTGGTCGAGGGCATCATCCGGGGGCGCTCGGTCGCGTTCACGACGGTCAGCGCCCTGTCCATCCTGCGCCCGGTCCTCCGGGTCCGCGCCGTTGCAATCACCACTCATGGCGCGCTTACGATGCAACGCGCGATCAGCGCCACCCGATCGATCGCCAGCCACAGCGCAATCACGATGCGTCGGGCGATGGCTCATGGGGTCACGCTCGTCACCCACGGCGCAGGTTCGGTGACCAAGCGCGTCGCCCACGGCCCGATCCTGATCGCAACCACGAGCTCGGTGTCGGTCGTCCTTAACGGCATCCAGCACGCGCTGGTGGCCATCACGACCCACAGCACGCTCTCCATGCAGCGCGCGATCGGCAAGATCGTGAAGTGGACATCGGCGACCCACATTAACAAACTGATTAAGAAGGTGTTCTCGACACAGCTCATCGCCACGGTGAGCGCGGTGACCTTGCCTGGGTCGCTGCTAGGCCACGCCTACCTGCAGGCCGTCGCCATCGCGACTTCGAGCGCGGTGGTCTTGCGCAAGCTGGTCAACCTTAAACACCTGAATGGTGCGCTGTTCTTCCGCACCCACGGCGCGCTGACGATGCGCAAGCAGCCGGCCCCGACCGTCCTAATCCACACCCTCACTGCTGGGCCTGGGACTGTGGTGAGAAAGCTAGTCAGCATCACCAGGCTGATCCAGACAATTAGCGTGATGGCCCCCGGCCCTCTCAAGGCCACGATCGTGACTGTCGTGATCAACACCACGTCCGCACTCAGCTTCTTCCCTGGCTACATCGTCGGGATCACGGTCTTCATCTCCACCACGTCGAACGTGGCGGTCTCGCTGTTCCTGTCCTTCGGTAAGAAGGTCGGCCTCACCCTGTACGGCTACGCGTATGGCATGCTATTGTCGGCCCGCCAGAGCCATCTGCCTGCCGACGGGCAGCAAAGCCGGCTTAAGATCGACGACGAGGACTAGGCGATGAGCGTCACCATCAACGGGAAATTCCACCTCGGCGAGAGCTGGATCATCAACGGCGTCGCGCGCGACCCGAATGGCAAGATCCTCGACCTGACCAACGCACAGGTGAACCTGCGCATCGTCTCGAGGAACCCGAACGTGGTCCAGCTGGATCTAGCGACACCCGGTGATGGACAGATCGCAACGCCTGGCACACTCGGTCAGTACCAGTTCATCATCCCGCCGGCTGAGCAGGCCAGCATGACCTACAACAGCTACGATTATGAAGTGCGGATTACGCTAGGCAATGGCGAGCTCTCTGTGCAGAACACTGGTGAAATTGTGGTCCTGCCGTCGCTCTTCGTGAATTTTCCGTAACTAGTCCTGAAAAATCGTTCTGGCTACTCGTTCGGCCCGACGAACGGGTTCAGCTGCTCGGCGGCCCGAATGATCGTGGCCTCGAGATAATCCCCGATCGCCGCGTTGTTCTGCGGGTCGCCGCCGCTCTGTAGCGACGCGATATACTGGTTCATGCCATCCTGCCGTCGGTAGAAACTGGCTGCGGACTGGGCCTGCGGGAAGAACACCTTACTCTCAGTGACGTTGACCGTCCGGCCGCTGTCGGACGCCACGCAGACGCCGTTGGCCGACATGAACATGATGGACACCTCGAGCGGTGTGTCCGCGCCGGGCGGCACCTGCGGAGGATTACCGAGCTCGCCTGGGACGTATGTCATTGATCCAGGCAGCACCGCGCTGTCCATGACCCTGTCCTTCTTCCACTTGTCGTAGCCGTCGCCGCTGAGGAAATAGAGCCCCTCGGTCGTGCCGACGTAGACGCCGTCGCCGACCGCGCCGATCATGGTGATCGTGCCCTCGAACGTCTTATGCCCTGCCGTCTTGTCGACGAAGTTATACAGGTACGGCTTGGTAGCCCACAGGACGTTATCGACCGCGAGCAGGATACGACCGCGGTAATAGGCGATGACCGTGGCGTTCGGAGGCTTACCTAGGAGCTGCCCGGCGACCGCTGGCAAGGTTGCCGTCGGGTTGACCACCGGAGACAGCCAGTAGTCGGCCTCGTTGCCCCACGGGGCTGCCGTGAGCTCGATCAGGTCGACGACCCCGCTCTCGCTATCCGAGGTGAAGTAAGCCGAGACGCCGACCTGAGCCCACTGAAGACCGGAGAGCCCCTGGCTGGGGTCACTGATGATGCCGGTCTGGATGACCGTGAAAGTGGTGTCCGGGTTCAGGATGCCTAGCGAACCGTTAAGGACGGCGAGCACTAGACCGGTGGACGTGGAAAAGAGGCTGTGAGCGTTGCCGGGGACCAGCTTAGTGAAGCCGCGGCGGCGCGAGATCTGGCCGCTGTCGTCGAGTGTGACGTCCCGCGCGCGAACCAGTTCCTTGGGCCCGAGGCGCTCGGGCAGGACAGTGTTCTTGATGCCGCTGAATGTGTCGAAGACGACGGGTGCGCCGGGCAGCGGCGCATTCGGATCAATCTGTGCCATCATGACCCCTGAAGTGCGGGCACTGCCGGCAGATCGTCCGCTGGTGGGCCAACTCTTCTTTAAGCGCCTCGACGGTCGAGCGCAACGCCTCTACCTCGTCAGTGAGGTCCTTGACCCGGTTGGCGTAGCCGTCCATCAGCAGCCTGAACCTGGCGGTCAGATCTTCTGCAGTGTGGTTGCTGTGGTCGACCCGCTCCTTGCGGTCGTCGTCAGCGCGCTTTACGGACGCGATCTTCTCGTTTGAGCGGGCCATCCGCTGGGCGGCGATCCAGCTCGCAAGGGCCGCCACCAGTGCGGGCAGGATGGTGGGCAGATAGGGAATGGTCGTAATGTCGAACACGGTAAGGGCTCCCGCCGCAAGGAGGTGAACAGTGTCCTCAGCTTACCAAGCAGGTCAGTGTCACGCAACCACTTGGGGGTGCCTTGATGCCCACCGCTCAATTTTAGGGTCGATCGGCAGACCCTTCATCCTGTCCTTGAGGATCTCCTCCCAGACGTATCGTTTTGCTGACTGGGTGGCGTAGCGCGGTACACTGAAGCCGCACTCGCGGAGCGCCTTGTGGGCGAACATCTCCGCTTCGTACTCATCGACGTGCGTAGGGTTCTTCGAGAAGCGATGCAGTTTGGCGTGGCCGACCTCGTGCAGGAAGACATAGAGGCTGAACGTGTCGCAGACGTAGGGGACGTAGATCGTCTTCTCACAGTACTCGCAAAGGCCTGATGCACCCCCTTGGTGGACGCCGCCCTGGACGACCTTCCACTTCCTTGGTGTGTAGGCGTGCATGATCTGCCGGGCCCGCACCGAACTGACGAGGCTGACCCTCTCAGTGGTGACGTGCGAGCCCGTGGCCATGTCAGTTGAAGGCGGAGGTGTTAACCCCAGCACAGCCGGTTAGGATTGCGATGCCGACAACAGCCACGATCGCGATGACGACGAGGATCACGTAGTTGCGTGTGGGGGCGTCCATATCAGACCTTCTCAGTGCAATCCTGCCTGGCGAGATCGTCAGTGCCGATCCCACGCATCTCGAACGACATCAAAGCTAGCGCATTCCAGGCCACCAGCGCAAGGTGGTGACACCCTGTGCCAGGCTGGCCACTGTCGTCAGTGATGTCGAGCTCCTCGCCACGCCGCCATTTGTTCAGGTGGCGCATGAGTGGGCCGAGGACTTTGGAGTAGTCCATGCCCTTCTCCCAGTTACGAGGCTCGTACTTATTCGCTCCAGCCGTCAGAATTTTGCCTAGCTCGAGATCCCACTCCGGGGGCATGAGGTCCATGCGGACCTTGCCAGTGTCGTAGCGGAGGCCCTTGTTCGCATCAGTGCACGCCTCAACCATCTCTTTTGCGTTGGCCCACGCGATGCCGGCCGCTTTTTTGGCTTCCATCTCCAAGTAATCCCTGAACTTCGGCGTCTGGGGCTCGTCAGTCCAATCTCCGATCCTCACAGGAACGCCTCCACGTCGCCAGTGTCGATGCCGATCGCTAGGGCGGTGGCGAACTCGGCCTGCGCGCCTCGGCTACCCCTCCAGCCTGGGAGGAGTGCTAACGCCTCGGCGTGCTCGCATATCCACGCGAGATCGACGGTGAGCGCCTCGCGGCGCGTGACGTCCTCCGAAGGCTTGCCGAAGTTCGTCTCGGCGGGGTTGAACACTTCGTGACCAGCCAAGCGCAACTGCATGGCGGCCTCGTCGAACGCTGGAAAGTTTAGGTCGGCCCAGCCTGTCATCGGCCCGGCGAGGTAGATTTTCATCGGTTCACTCCGTTGATCAGACTGGGACGTATTGACGATGGCGCTGGCCAGTCTCCGCGCTGTAGGTGATCGAGGTCAGTTCGTGTCCTGAGCGCCACCCCCCGGTGTGTGCGTAGTTGTCCCCCGGTGTCGGGGTCCTGAGCGTCTCCCAGCGGCAGCGCAACGCCTCGCCGGAGCGCTCCTTGTGGATGTGACCTGAGAACGCATACCTATGCTCGGTGCGGCCCCAGACGTCCCTGTGGTCAGCCGCCATGAGCCCCGGCAAGCTGTCCGGCTTGACCTTGTGCCCGTGGTTGGCGAACAGGAACACCTTGCCGAACTCGTAGTGCCAGAAGTCACCTGGATCGATGTCGATGTCGACGCGCGGGTTGTTCTCGAAGAACTCCGACAGCGCGATCGAGAGCCACATCTGCGCCTCCGGATCGTGGTTGCCGCGGAGCCCTCGGTAGATGACTTTCTCGTGGCGCTGGAGCGCGAGCTCGATCATCGCCTTGCGGATCTTGACGGCGGCCTTGATGACCTTCGGGAAGCGCCCGTCCACGTCCAGCCGGTGCTTGTGCATCGGTGTGGCATTGGTCTGGTCGTTCATATGGAACTGGTCGCCGAGGTCCAGCAGGATCGCGGTGTGAGTGGGCGGCGTAAGTTGGATCAGCTCCGCCGTGGCGGTGAGCAGTTCACGTTGAGCGATGGCGAGATCCCAGTCGCGCTCGCTGTCTCGACGCCAAGCCAGGAGACCCAAGTGGAGATCTGCGGTGGGGTAGAGAGCCAGTCTAGTGGCGTCGCAGCCGGTAGGTGATACGAGGATCTCAGATTGCCCTCGCCAGTCAGCGACCATCTCAAGGACGGCTTCGCGGGCGAGTTGGGTGCCAGGGGACAGCTTGGTCTTGTACCAGCTGTCTCCGATCTTGAGGGAGGTGCGCTCAAGGATGTGCCCTTCCGGAAGTTCTAGTTCTGCCTCAGGTTGTTCAGGCCGCGTGGTGATATATCCATCATCGGTCTTTGTTGTGATCTTGGTGATCTCGAAACCGGGGAGGACTGGCTTGAAGCCTAGGTCACCGCCTCGGGCTGCGCCTTTGAGATGCGCGTTGACCGTGGACGCCGAAATGCCCAGCTCGTGCGCGATCGCGGGTTGGGTCATGCCCTCCTGACGGAGCGAGATGATCTTGGATATAGTGGCCGCGTCGAGTGCCATCGTAGCCTCCTGGGTTACGCGGCCGACTTGAGCCACTTCGTCAAGTTACCTGTCCCTTGTCCGACAGTGTGGACGAGGAAGAAACTGGCAATTATGTACCACTCGAACTGGTCGTACGGCTGTGGCAGCTTCGGGACGCCGAGCACAGAGTGTCCGAACAGGAACGCCGACGCGAAGATCGTGTCGAGCGTAATGAGGGTAAAGTGTAGGGCAGTAGGTAGACCGACGAATAGGGTGATGACCCTGTAGGTGAACGAGCCATAAACTTGAACCTTAAGTGCATCTATTTGAACCTCTGAGGTGGCCATCGAGACGAAGGCCTTGGTGTCTTCCTGCATGGCGACCGCAGCTCCGGCTTCCTTCGAGGAGGCCAGCGCGGTCTTGTAGGTCAGCCACTGCTTGAAGAAGCTCTGCAGGACGCCGCCGAAGAGCCAGTTGATGATAGGCATCAGGAACGGCATTTACGCAGCCTTCGGCATGAGGACGTTGACGGCCGGCGGGGCGGCGTCGTTGACGACGACCTGCGGATGACCGGCGTCCGCGTCGATGTTCACTGCTGCGGTAGAGGAGCCGGACATCGCGGCAGCGCGGGCGTCGGCGATCACCTTGACCGTTAGGCTGGCGACTGCACTGACAGCAGCCAAGCCGCCGAGGACGTACCCGAAATACTTGAAGTGCGGGAGCGCGGTCTGGACCGGCGCGAGGTTGGCGGAGGCGCTGGTGGCGATCGCGCCGGCCGAGGAGGCGGCCGTCGTCGCATGCGTAGCAACGAGGCTGAGCTTCGAGACCTTGACGTCAGTGACCGGGGCCTTGCGGTGGCCGCCGGCCGCCGACACGTCTACCGGATGCGGGGCGGGTGCCCCGGCCGCCCAGGCGTCACCCGTCTTCATGACGTTGGCGATGCGGGCGTTCCAGCCGTTGCCGAACTCGGACCAGGTCCTGAGGGAGTGGAGGGTGGCCAGTCGGCGCGCGCAATAGGCTCCAATCAGAGCCTCGACATCGCCGAAATCCTCAATCGCTTGAAGGGTCTTGGAGCCGATGATACCGTCGATTGCCCCTGGAAACTTGGTCCCGAGAGCATGCTGCAGCCACTTGCCTGACTGGCCTGGGCCGGAGTTCACGCCGCCGTCGAAGACGCACAGATCGAGGCCGGCCGGCAGGTCGTCGCCACGCACGGCGTCCCAGTACTTGAGCTTGTAGATAGTGCTGACTTCGTCGAGGGTGATCGAGTAGACGTCGGCCGCAGACATGCCGTTCTCACGCAGATAGGCGTTGAACGTGATCTGGGTGACGCCCTTGTTCGTGCGCCCGCCCGGGTCGCGGGGGTTGTCGACCTTGCCACCTTCGTAGACGAGGATGCGGGGGAGCGCCTTGGCGAAATCGGCCTGCATGGTTCATTGTCCCTGTCGGTACACTGACAGGGAGATAGCACTGACATCCCAGGTTTACAAGGGGTGCGCGGTCACCTGTAGTAGGAGACGTTCACAATCGGAGAGCCTGAAACCAAAATGAAGCGGATCGCTGTGAGGTCGCCGGCATAGAGGAACGGGGTGAGCGCAGCCGGCTGGATCATGCCGATCGTCGCCGTTGGTGCGGTACCATCGTCACGCCACGACACGGCCGCTGTCTGGACTGAGATCCGCGCATAGCGCGCGCCCACCGGGATCGCCTGGAGGCCATAGGAAGCCGCGAGGTTGGCGGCGCTGAGCGACTCAAAGCCGAGCGGCAGCTCGAGATACGGGCTACCGAGTGGGCTGGGGGTCGATCCGAGAGGTTGTTTTGCGACGGTCATGAGGGGCTCCTGTCAGGAACTTGTCTACACTGATCTGACTACGGCTGCAACATGCCGCCGCTGAAGAACTTGCGTTCGGTGACGTTGTTAGGCCGGATGCCCATCGGCGCGCCGAGCGCCTTGGCCTCCGCGGCCTCGCGTAGATGCGTGTCGAGGTAGCGCCCCAGATCGGCGATCGGCGGCTTCATGCCGGGCCACTCGTGCTGGTAGTCAGTGGACTGCTGCTCCCAGTACTTCATGGCGGCAGGATCGTGCAGCTGCTCGGCCTTGGCCAGATGCTGTGTGATGTTCTGCGACTGGTACTGCCGGCGAGCTTCCAACCCACTGAGAACGTTCTTGTTCATCTGCATGGTGGCGACCTTGGTCGGGTCGAACCCCATCGCCTCGAGGGCCAGATCGATGCCCCTCGGCGTGATGCCTAGCGGCGTGCCGCCCTTGTCGCGGTAGCCGTAGAGCTTGTCGCGCAGGGCCTCGATCGGACCCTTGAGAGCTTCGGGGGCCATCTTGACCGCGCCGTTGACGTAGTCGCCGTTGGCCATGTCGCGGGCACCCAGGCCCCAGTTCATAGCGAGGCCAACCGAGGAGCCTGCCAGGTTCTTCAGCCAATCCTTCTCGGCGTCTTCGAACTTGCGCTTCTCCGACCACATCATGAGCAGGTCACTGCCGGGTGCGATCTTCTGGTCGCCGAGGTGGGACAGGTCGACGCCCAGCGCCGCGGGTATCCCGCGCGCCATGGCGATGCCTGCCGTCTTGCCGTAGGTCAACGCCAGGTAGTGGCGGAAGGAGCCCATGATGTCGTGGGTGGGTGAGCCTGTGAGCTCGTCAGCCATCTTGTCATAGACGGACGCGAACACGGCGGCCATCGGCATGCCCATCGCGCCGGCCAGCACCGTTGTCGCGGCAAGGTGAGCGGCGAGGAACTTGCCCGCCTCGACCTTGTCCTGCGCGGTCTCACCGGCGAACATCTGGTGGAACTCGCGGATGAGCTTCTCTGTGGCCTTCGTCCGGTAGGACATGAACTGGTTGATCAGCGGCGAGAAGTCGCCGAACATGCCCGAGCGGGTGAGTTGGCGCGGGGCGTTCTCCGCGGAATAGTCGAACTGAGCGCCCTTGATCTTCTTGGCGGCGAAATCGAGCAGCGGGCCGTCCTTGGCCTCACCGCGCCACAGCGCTCGGGCGGCGAGCGCCAGCTTGATGCGGGGCTGCACTTCGGCGTAGCGCCCCATGGCGGTCGACATGTTGGCGATCTTCGCGCGGAGGCCTTCGCCTTCTTCGCTGAACATGGACTGCGTCAGCGCGCCGTGCGTCATCGCCCCCATGTTGTCGAGGGCGGTCAGGTATTCTGCATCCTTCTCGGACACTCCACCTTTCTCTAGGGTGCTCTTGCGCATGCCTGCGAACGACCAGTCAGGGTCCTTCGTCATCGCGCGCATGACCTTGATCGACGGCAGTTCGGCCTTGGCCAGCTCTCGCGCCGACGCGGCCATGCCGTGTGTCTTGCCAAGCTCGCCCCAGCTGTAGGTCCAGTCCTGAGCGTGCAGCGTGACGAAGTAGGCCGGGTTGAAGCCGATCTCGGACGCGCGGGTAATCCACGTCAGCGCGTTGACGAGTCCGTTCGGCTTGGTCGTCGGGCGGCGCGTCTCGCGGTTCATCAGCTCGGTGACCGCGTCCTGCGCGGTTTTCCTGTCGGCGGGTGTCACCGCCTCGTTCTCATTGAGCGACCGCATGTCATCGCGCATGCCAGAGATGGCCGCGCCCTTATCGTCCGCGGTGCCTTGGCGAGCCAGCATCGCCGACACGTTGGCGTCGGTGTCGCGGGCTTGGCGGCCGACATCCATGGCCATGCCCTGAACGTCTTTGCGCTCAGCGTTGATCTTGGTAGGCGAGCTGTCCGAGAGCATGTCCATCAGGTCACGCGTCATGTCCTGAGCGCTCTTATTCCAAGCTGCCATGAACTCTGCCTTAGCAGTAGGGTCCATGTCGTCCGGCAGCGTGGGCTTGTTGGCCTCGATCGTCGAGATGACGTCCTGCATAAACTTGGGCGCGACACCGTGGTGGACCGCTTGTTCTGCTGAGCCGGAACTAACCGGATCGTCTGCGCTGAGGTGACCTTGCTTCTGCAAGTCACGGAACGCAGCTTCCAGCCGCTGAACTTTATCGAGACTATCAGTCTTAATGTACATCTTGTTGTTGCCGTTGGCGCGGTCGATGATGCTATCGCCGAAGCCGTCCTTCTCCAGACGTGCGTTAATCGCGGCGACTGCGGCGGCCTTGGGCAAGCCAGTCTCGTCAGGGGCGATCGTGCCGGCGGCGAAGAAGTTGCCGTTGCCACGGCCGGCGCGGAAGTAGGGCACCCCGTCGAAACTCTTCTTGAGTGCGTCAGCACCGTCCACCCAGCGCTCGAGGCTCTCGACCTTGTCGCGCGCCGCCTGGCTGGCCTTCGTCATGTCGCCGCCAGGAGCCATCACTTTTTCGGCGTTGGCCGCGGCGCTCACGGTGGCCATGCGCTTGTCGATCTCGTCGGTCCAGAATTTCTTCGATAGCGCGGGGGCGTCGTGCGCCTCCATGCCAGCCTTGGACATCTGGTAGTCGCGCGCGGGGTTGTTCTCGAACCCGGCGGTCAGTTCTGGGTGCAGGAACTTCATGGTCCTGTCTAGGGCCATCGCGAAGCTGGCGGCCTTGCTCGCCTGGTTCGTGTCAACGCGCATCTGGAACGCAGCCTTGGCGGCGGGGCTCAGGCCGTTGTAGGTGCGGTACGCGTCGTTGGCCGCGCGCAGAAGTTCCGGCGCGTTGGGCTGGCGCATGAGCTCGGGGTTCATCTGCGCGGGCGGCTTGCGTGGGTCGATGCCGAAATAGGTCGCAGCCGCGGCTGCATCGTGCCCGGCGCGCTCGGCTCCAGTCAGCGCCATGTAGGCGTTGTGCGCCACGGCGCGCGACTTGTTCCAAGCGTTCTTCTGATTACTCTCGGTCTCGACAGCGTTGAACCATCGGGCAGCGCTCGGGACCTGCTTGGCGACGCCGGCTACGATCTCGGAGGGGCTCCGCATGCCTAGCACGGCCTTCTGGCCGGCGACGCCTGTGGACGCGGCGCGGGAGGCTACGGCTTCCTTGGCCTGGTCGCTGGCTCCGAACATCTGCTTCAGCTTGTCGATCGGGCCGTAGAGCGGGTCGGAAGGCGACGCGGGTGCGGCGCGGTTCTCCGTCATCACACGGTTACTGGTCTCCATCACCTGGTCTAGCATCGTGCGCTGGCCGCCCGCTGGCGCGCCGACGAGGCGGGCTACGATGTTCTTGAAGGCTTGCCACATAGACGTGGGCTTGCCTGGCATGGACGGGTCCGCCGGCATCGACCGGAGGGTCTCGCGGAAATCTGGGTTGGAATGGGCCTCGGCGAGGAACTCGTGAACGTTCTGCAGGCCGTAGGCGTCGCCGTCAGGCGTCTTCGCCTTGACCGCCTCGTAAAGCTTGTTCATGTCCTGGGCGGCCTGGCCGCCGGCCTCTAGCGCCTTGGCGCTGGCTGCGTGGACGGCTTCGTGCGCCAGGAGCTGGCCTGTCGCCTCACCGGGGCGCACGGTGATCGTGTTCGTCTTGGGGTCGTACATGGCCCCCCTGTCAAACGGGAGGCCTTGATCGGAGACAACCACGTTGGCGTCCACGCCGTTACGCGACAGCAGCCGCGACACCGTCTTGACCGTGCCGTTCTCGCCGTTGGTCTGAAGGTAGTCGAGCTGGTGCTTAAGTGTTCCACCGTTGTTCGCAATGTGTTCTAGGTCCACCCCGGTCTGGGTTGTAGGTGCTGGCGCGGCGCGCGGGCCGTAGAGACCTTTGGCAGTCGCATCTGCGACAAGGTTGCCGTGGGCCTCGAGTGCGGCCTGTGCCTCAGGGCTGAATTTGTCTAGGTGGTCGTCCCACAGAGCCGTGCCGGTGGGGTCATGCTGCAGGCCCACTTGCCATAGCTCGTTGAGGTTGGCTGCACGCTTTGGCGTCACGCCCGGCTTGGCGACATCCGTCATCGCCCGCAGGCGGCTGAGCGACTGCTGGACTGGATCTGTAGGGGCCTTGGCTACCGCTTCCGGCGACGGGGTGCCGTCGACAGGCTTCGCGGGGGCCACGGGTTGTGGTGCGGGGGGCTCGCCGGTGACGTCCGCTCGCGCGGTTGAGACCGTGGCGGCCTCTTTGACCTTCGCCAAGACCTCTGGGACGTCCGCAGCACCCGGGTTCGTCTGAACCTTGTCCAGCACCTCGGTCAGCGCCTTGTCGCCGGCTACCGCCGGCCTAAGCTCTTGTGCTGCGTCCCAGTTGGCCTTCTCGGCCTTGGTGTCGAAAGCGTCGCGCGGGATCGCGTTCTCGGCGGTCTCTGGGATGATCTTGCCCTTATCCGTCGGGATGTCGAGCGCCTTCGTGCCGCGAAGTTGTGCGTTCGACAACAGCGCATCACCGTTCTTTGCGGCGTCCGGCAACTTATTCAGGAACGAGGCGCGTTGCGTGTCCTTGTTCGTGTGGTCAAGTTGGTCGTAGAGCTTTTTGCCGATCGCTTGCGTCAGATCCTTAGCAGCCACCGCAGGCTCGGGTCCGCGACCTTCGAAGTCCTCGGCAGTCGGCAGGGGTGTGAGATCGTGCAGGCCTTGAACCTGTTCCGGCGCGGCGTTGGCAGCGTGGGCGTTGATCAGCGCCACATCTTCAGGACGTGGCTGCGGGACACCTTCGCGGCCGGCCACGACCGGCTCAGCGGCGTGCGGCGTGGTCAGGTCGGCCTCGGTAGGCGCACGGCCAATTGGCTGCGAGAGGTTACGCTCGTCCGGCGCGACGTTGTTGACATGGGCCATGGCCAGGTCGACCAGGTCCGGGGACGGCTGGGGAGTCCCTGTATCGATGGGTGCGGCTTGGCCTGCAAGGACCGGCTCGCCCCTGGTCTGGGGCTGTGGTGCGGCAGCGCGTAGCGCTTGTTCGTTCTCAACGTGGCCAGCGAGCTGCTGCTCGAACATGTTCGGCTGCTCGAGGCCTTTGAAGTGCGCGCTGAGCTGGTCAAGCCGCGCTTGCGGCGTCGCCTGGTACGGGCGGTTGGGGTTGTTCGGCTGCTCGAGCGGGAGCGGTAGTTGCGCGCCGCCTTCGGTCGATGGGCCTCGGCCTAGCGCGGCGTCGACACCGGCAGCGATATCTGCATTCGGCGCACCTTGTTCAGTTGGGGCTACCTTCGCAAGCGCGTGGAGGCCGCCGCCCATCACTACGCCGGTCGCGCCTCCGGTCAGCGCAGACGTGATCATCTCGTCCATGCGGAACGGGATGGATCGGTTGTTCATTTGCTGGGCGATAATATCTTGGCCTGCGCCGGTCACACCGCCGACGAATGCCTGGGACGCCGCGGCGCGCGCGGCCGACTTGGCGACGATACCACCGGCGAGGGTCGCTGCAGCGCGGCCTCCAGACCACGCACCAAGCGCAGCCTCCGGCACACCGAGGGCGATCGCCTTAGCGGCCTGGCCGCGGGTCAGCGGGCCGTTGGAGTCCTCTGACGTCTCGACGTTGCCGCCGATCATCTGGGGGAGCGAAGCGATGCCTGCACCGACCGCGGGGCCGACAGCCTCCGGGGCGACTACAGCAGCACCGAGTGTGGCCAGTGCGCCAGGCGCGCCCTTCAGCACCTGATAGCCGATGTTCGACGGGCTCCAAGGATGGTCTTGTGCGTTCTGCTCAAGCTCAGGGCTCTGGAAGCCTGCGGCGGTGCCGCGGAGGCGCTGGGCCCAGTCGGCCGCGGTGTTCGCAATGGTGTCAGCGCCGACGAGCTTAGCGGCGGCCTGACCGGACTGGACGACGTTGGCCGCCGTGCCGAGAGCGCCCGCGACCGGAGCTTCGACGTAGCCCATGAGACCGTTGTCGCCCGTTGACTTGGGCGGAGGCATGCCTCTGCCAGGCGCTGGACCAGCCGGCGCGGTAGGGGGTGGTGCGTAAGCCTGTGAGAGGATGTCGTCGTAGATCGACATCGTTATTGGACCGGGTTGCCGTTTTCGTCCGTCTGATCGGTCGTTCCGTCATTGTACGTCTTGACGTAGGGTGCGGACCCGCTGAACGTCTGCATCTCGCGTTCGAGCTCGATCAGCGCGGCATTACGCGCGTCACCCTTCGGCATCCCGGCGAGCCGGCCGCCCTGCTGGCCGATCAGCGCGTTGAACACGGCCGTCTTCGGATCGTAATGCTGCATGCCCCACATCATCTGCATCTGGTGCAGGTTCATGCCGCGGGTCGCCTTGACGAACTCGTCAGGCAGATACGCGCTGGGCGCGCCGATCGCGTGCTGTTGCGCGGGCGAGAGCTGGTGCTGGCTCGCCGCGTGGGGCGCGTGGCGGGGCTGCGCGGCGACCGGGCCCTCATCGGTCACGGTGGCCTGATCCTGCGCAGTCGGGACCGGAACGGGTTGGCCTGGGGCAGGCATACCACGGCCACCGGCAGGTAGGCCTGCGGCGTGATTTAGGATGTCGTGACGAGCCTGTGACAGATCGAAGCCGCCAGCTTGGGGGCTGGTCTGCATCCTAGCAGCAAGGCTTTCAGGTAGCGCCGCAACTTGCTCAGGAGCGACGGCGTCGTGGGGGAGTGCGCTAGGTGCGGCTGTCGGAGCCGCGGCGGCAGGGGCTGCGGCGGCAGGGGCTGCGGCGGCAGGGGCTGCCGTAGCGGGTGCGGGGGCCGCAGGGCCTCCGAATACCGCGGACGAGAGGTAGTCGCGGGCGTTGTGAAGCATCGCGCCGATGCCCCCACCGGTGCCGGCCTCTGCGGCTGGCGTAAACCGCTGAGCGGTGACCGGTGTGCCGGCGTTCTTCACCGCGTTAATAGCGTTGGAAATAGTAGCGCCCTCGTTCTGAGGTGCGAACCGGTTGGTGTCGGCGGCGGGTGGCGCAACGTAATTCGGGTCGAGGATGCGGGTCGGAGCGCCAATGCGCACGCCTGGGTCGCCCGGCTGAACAGTGCCCCCTTCTGCGAAATGCTGCACCGGTTTAGCGGTGGCATCATTCATGGCCTTGTCGAATAGGCTGGAGAACCCACTGACCGCAACACCCTGAGGGGTCACTGAGTTGATGGCGTCGATAATCTTCGAGTTGCCGGACGGCTGCACGGTGGTGGTGCCTTCGGCGAAGTGGGCAGGCTTTTTCGGCGGCACCATGCCGCGCGCGGATGTCTGGGTGTGGCTCGGGGGCGCGACGGGGTACGCCGGCAGCGGAGCCGGCTTGGTCTCTTGCGGCTTGATTGCGGGTGCGATAGCCATCTCAACTTTCCCAAGTCCAGCCGTTGTTGCCGAAGCCCCACTGCAGAGGTGTGAAGAACTTCCGCAGCGCTATGCGGCGCGCTTTGTCGACATTCGCCAAGAACTTCTTCTCGAAGTTCTCTGCGCGCTCGACGGCGTTGGCCCCCGCCACGTCAGTGTCCACGTTCGAGAGCGCAAGATACGCTGCGTGATCAAGTATGTCTAGGTGGTTGGCGGCCGGGATTTCGGGGTAAGCGTTGAGGTTCTTGATGGTGAGATCGTCGATCGGCTCGCGGCACACGCGCAGCTGCACGACGTTGCCGTCGTAGGGCGCGGCGCAGATCGGGTAGAGCCGCAGGCTCATGGCCCCGAAACTACCATTGGCGTCAGCAACGACGCCCTCGTCAGTGGCGAATGCGCGAGGCTTGCCGGGCGGCAGGTTCTCGAGCTGGTTGACGTCGAACAGCATCAGGTCTGGAGTGTGGTAGGTGTCGAACCCGTCGTGCCCCGCCTTCACTAGATCTTGGAAGTCGGGTGGGTTCGTCACGGTCGGCTGAACCACGGACACGCCGCCGAGCTGGCGTGCGGAAATCACCGCCACGATGCTGGGATCAAGCGGGTAGAACTCTTGGCTGTCGACGGTGGTGACCCTGGTGATCGTCGAGGTGTAGTCGCGGATGCAGAGGCTCTCGCGCGCGAACTTGCGCGCGGCCTCGTTGATATAGCGAACGAGCTGGTCGTCATCCCACAGATAGTCAGTGGACGCGCCACTTACCTGGTCTGACACGTCGTGGAGCCGGCCCTTGCGCAACTCTTTGAGCAGGGCACCTAGTTTCCAGCCGGCAGCCATGGGGCGCACTCCTGTTAGGCGACAGGGGCCGCCACGATCGAGTACGGGAACCGTAGTCGCTGACGATACCCTACTACCTGCAGTGTGTCCGGGTCAACGTCAGGAATGTCTTCGACCGCGGCCTCCAGGACATCGACGATGCCTTGCGGCACGAACGCCTTCTTGCCCGGCTTGAGCAGGAACCCTGCGCCGTTGATGCCGAAGAACTGGCCTTGGCCCCGCATGATATGAGGGCTTTCCTGGAGCACGATCCAGACGCGGTTCTGGAGGACGTTCGGCGCGGCGTTGACCTTGGCGACGATGCCCGGCTCAACCGCTGCGATCGCGGCGGCGGCGTTGGCTGCAGCCGCCTCTGGCGTCGCACTCATTTCGGCCATGAGCTCCGCGCGGAGCTGGGCTTTAAGGGCTGCCAAGATTTCGGTCTGGGACCTGCGCTTGCGCTTGATGGGGGTATTCTTGGTCTCGAGTTCTTCGGTCATGTTAAGTCTCCTGTGTTGAGTAACGTCCAGCCTTGGGTGGTGATCCACCTAAGGAAGTCTTCAGCGATCTGCTCATCAGTTGCGCCAGCATTGTGAACTGCGGCAAAGCCGCCTGAGTTCGCCCAGGCGACGATCATCTGCTTCGCAGCCTCATCGACCGGCACGTCAGTGTCCTCAGGCCTTAAGGATGGCGAACCCGATCTTGATGGCGGCGTTCAGCGCGACCGAAGCGTCCACGTTCTTGACGATGACCGTCAGTGTGTTGGACGTGCATTTCGCAGACAAGAGCTGCGGGGTGCCGGCGGTGCCGTTGCTGTCGATCGAGACAAGGGCCAAGTCGCCTGCGGCGACCGTGCTGTTTGTCAGGGTCAAGGTGTAGGACGACCCGGCCGCCGTAGAAAGAGCTTCAGACGTGACGATACCGGCCGACTTGTTGAGGGTGGCTGCGCCGGCCGTGGCCGTGGCGGTCTTGGTGCCTGTGTCGAGTTTGAGGCTCTGCACCGTCGCGAGGCCCGACGTAACGATGGTCGTCACAGCGGTGACCGCGCCGCTGATAGCAGCCGAGGCAGCGGTGACCGCGCCGGTGATGGCCGCGGAGGCCGCCGAGATCGCGCCGGTCAGCGTGGCCGCGCCCGTGAGCGCAGTCGTGCCGGTGACTGACAAGTTACCGCCGACCGAGAGGTCGGAGCCGGAGTTGATCGACGTCGCGGATGCGCCGACGATGAGCGCCTTGAAGGCGGTCTTGCTGGCGTCGGCCTCGATCGGCCGCGCATCAGCCTGGAACGCCACGATGTTGCCGTAGGCGTCAGTGGCTACGATGGTGCTCATGGCAACCTCAGTTGAAAACGACGAACTGGATCTTGATCGCCGCGTTGAAAGCCGCCGAGGCGTGGATGTTCTGGATGATGATGACCACCGAGCCGGCCGCAGGCTTGACCGAGGCAACCGTCGGCGTGCCGCCAGTGCCTGCGCCGAGGTTGACCGAAACCATCACGAGCGAGCTCGCGAGGATCTTGTTGTTCGTCAGCGTCAGCGTGTACGTCGACCCAGCGGTCGTCGTCAGGGCTTCCGACGTGATGTTGCCGAAACCGGCATTGAGCGTGGCAGCGTTCGAAGCAGCCGTGGCGACTTCATTGCCGACCGGAGTCGTGCTCTGGTCATCGACCTGGATCGAGATGCGGTCGCCGCCGCCGGTGCGGATGGAATGGGCCTTCATGGGAGTTGCTCCTTAGTAAAACGGGGGGCGCGATGGCCCCCCGCATAGACGTGCCCTGCGAGGGTCCGTCTGGATGGATTACGCCAGGATGCGGAACGTGCAGACCTGGGAAGCGACGACCAGGGCGGCCGGGAACTTGACGTAGCAGACGTTGCCGTCGCCGCCGTCCGAGTCCGCGAACACCGCCATGGCTCCCGAGGTCAGCTCGGCTTCGTCGGCTCCGACGAGCGAGGAGATCTCGTATGCGCCCATGCCGTGCATCCACTGGTAGAAGCCGACTTCCGTGGTCGTGAGACCAACGTTCAGTTCGATCTTCGTCGGGTAGAAGCCAACCGGTATGAAGACGGCCACGGCCGAACCAGCCTGCGTGAACCCGCCAGCGATGCCGTCGTTGCCTTCGCCGCCGACTTGGCGGCAGTTGGCGGCGATCAGCGTGTAGGTGTCGCTGCCCGAGGCGGAGATGGGGGCGGCGGCGTTCTGATTGACCGAGCCGGTGGTGCTGCCAGCAGTGGCAGAAACGCCCATGTTCTGGAGGTTACCCGGAGCGACGTAGGTCGAGGGGAACGACGTGCCATGGATGGCCGGGTCGATGATGCCGTAAGCGGTCATTGGAGCTCTCCTGAGCTGAAAGGGTTGACGGGGGCACTAGGCCCCCGCGTTTGGATTACGCCGTCGCGCCAACTTCGAGGCGAGCCATGAAGGCGTCCTGAAGGATGACCGTGCCGGTCCAGAGCTTCCACCCGACCGTCCCGCGCTGCCCGAGGGGGTCGCCCGCGGCCGGCTTGGGGTTCACGACCATGGGGGCCATCGAGCTCTTGCCCTTGAGGGGCACGATCCCGAACGCATCTCTTCCGAACACGAGGATCGGATAGATGTCGGCGGAGGTGCCGGTCGTCGAGCGCAAGCTGCCCTTCGCCCCACCAGCGTCGGCAACCGGAGCCGCAATCGTCGTCAGGATGTAGCGGACCTGCTCGACCGACCCGATTTCGCCCTCGAAGGGGGACGTGTGCGGGCCGTACTTCGCGACCGGCACGAAGCCAGTCATGTTGCGGATGTCGCTCTCGAGATCCGGGTGGCCAACCGCCATGTAAGCGGCTTCGACCGAGGTCGTGTTGAAGGCAGGCGTGCTCGCGACAACCTTGGTTATTTTCTTCGCGTTCTGCCTGTTCAGGCCCGTCGTCACCCGGCGCTGATCGGCGAGGGCGACCGCAGTCACGACCGACGAGCGGCCAGAGACGTTGTTGCCGTACCAGACGTTCGTGCCGGCCTTGAGGACGTTCCAGCGGAGCGTCTCGACGGTCACCGCGGCGTTCTCGCCGAGGATTTCCGTCATCTGCGCCAGGACAGGGTCCGTGTGCGTGTCCAGGATCACGTCAGTGATCGTGGCGAAATTTCCGTATTGGAACAGCTGGACCGTGTAGTCCGTGTTGGTCAGCGTCGCGCCGGAGGGCGTCACGCCTTCCGTCAACGGCGTCGTGGCCGTCGGGATGCTGAACGCCGTGCCAGCGCCGTTCGTGCCTGCACCGTTGTCCGGGCCGGCCGCGCCGCCAGCGCCCGTCAGGTAGTAACGACGGAACTTGGCAGTCTGCGTGGACTGGGTCGGGAGGGGATAGGTCTGGCCGAATTTCTCTAGAACGAGCAAGGGCATAGCCCGCTCGAGCATTTTGACGACACTGTACGCGGCTACTGCCGGCGAAATGTCACCATAACTCGTGATCGCAACCATCGTGGGGCTCCATTAGCCAAAGGGTTTCGGGCCTTGGCAGTGGAGCGCCGCGCGGTTCGCTTACTTCGTGTTGGCGAACTTGTCCCAGGCGTCGTCAAACGTCACAGGGTCAGCGGAAGTCACAACTGCCGTTGCTCTGGAAACGACTGGGGCCAGAGAGCGCGCCGCTTGTTTGGCCGCCTCGGACAGCTCATGTCCTGTGGGCTTCGCTACCGGGGTCTGCGTCGGTGACACTGACGTCCCAGTGGCCTTGCGCCACTCGTCGACTAGCCATTTGACATCGCCGACTTCTCCCGTGTCTATAACGCCCTTGTACGCGGCGCGCAAGGGGGCTGGGATACTTCGGTCAGTGGCGACCCACTTGGTCACCGGATCGTAGACAGCGTCGTAGTCAGGGACGGCGCGATGGAGCGTGTCCATGTGGTGATCTTGTTGAACTGTCTGCATATTTTCGATAGCAGGGGCGACGTAGTCGTTGACCTGGCGCATGATGTAGGCGTTGTTCTGCACTGTCGTGCCGCGCATCGCCAGCTGAAACGCCTTCATAAGGTCAGGGTAGTCCTTCTCAGCGGCCTGCAGTGTGGCGATCTCCTCGTCAGTGTAGAGACGGGGGGCTGGCTGCGGCTGGCCGCGCGCGGGTGCGGGCGGCGGCGCGCGGCGGTCTAGGACGTCTGCGAGACGCTCAAGGATGCCAGCTTCGTCCGATCGTACTGAAGCTGCGGGAGTGGCAGGAACAACAACGGGTGCCACGACCGGATCGGTGGACACTGCATCGGGATCTGCAACGACCACGGGGTCAGTGGCTCCAGCGTCGGCCACGGCGGGCTCAACGGCAACGGCTGCGGGGGTGGCTGCGACGGTAACATCAGTGGCTCCAAAATCAGATGGGACCGGCTTCTTGTTGGCGGCCAGGTCACCAAGGTTGTCGAAGAATTTGCCGAAGTCATCTTCGGCGGTGGTTTCCGTGCTCATGTGTAAGTCTCCTTTGAGGGCAACGGGGGTGGGTTAACAGTGAGTTCGTGGATCAGCCTGCGCAGGCCTAGCGCCATGCCTCTGAACCCTTGAATGTCAGTGTCGTCGCAGCTGACTAAAGTTTCCTTGGTCTCTTCATACCTGAGGGCTAGGAGCTGCAGGAGGGCCATTATCGCCGGGCTGCGGTCCCGCTCCCTGCGGATCACCTCCGCCAAGGCTGCCATCTGGGCCTTGCGGGTTGGCGGTGCCGTCGATTGTGGGTCCTGGGAGTTGTGGCTGGGGGACTGCACCATGGATCATAGCTCCTCTTTCAAGTATGTCGATAAATGCGGAGATAGTTGTCGCGTCGCCGCTGGCAATATTCTTCTGTCCAGCAGCGATGTTCTTGAACCCATCCGTAAGCAACTTGCGCAACTGCGCCTGGAACATCTGGTCCGTCTGATCGTCCTTCTTCTGGTCGTCCTGATCCTGTGCGGCCTGGCGACGAGCGGCTTCGCTGTCACTGACCATAATGTCGTCCATGTCGCGCGAGCGCAGGCGATAGTTCAGCAGCTTCTTGCTGTCGACGTAGATCTTCTCTTCCGGCGTCAGTGTCTGAGCCAGTTGGTCGGCTTGCTCGCCCTTGATCTCTTTCTGGATCAAGCTCGTCGCGCCGCGGGCGATCACGTTATAGTCGCCGTTGTGATCCTTAGTCGGGTTGAAGACCTTGTTGAAGGCCAGCATCGACTGGATCACTGACTGTGTGAAGCTGTCGTAGCCCCTCACCATGTCCTTGAACGGCAGCGCGGCGTTGCCGCGGAGCGCGCTTGCGCCGGACGCGGTGCGCATCGGCTCGCTCGGCAGCTCGGACGGGTCCGCGCCGTTGGCCGCGGTGACGAAGGTCTCAGTGTCGGCGAACTTCATGCCGAGCGTGATGATCTCCGTCAGCTCTTTCATGTGGCTATCGATCTGGACGTTGCGCACGGCCGGCCACTGGGCCGTCACGTCGTTATCATCGCGATACCACATACGGTAAGACCGCAGGCTTGTCAGATCCTGGTCCGCGCGCAGGAGCGCGGTGTTGAGCTCCAGGTTCGGGCCGCAGGTCACTGATGCGTTGTCGAGCAGCATGCGCGTCGCCGCGCTGACCATCATCTGGCTGTCGCGGATGGCGTTCGGCAGGCCGAAACCAATCGGCGAAGTATCGTCCTTATCATACAGGAACCAATGAAGCATATTCACGTCGACCTTGAGCTTGGCCCACGGATCGAGTTTGCAACAGATGATAAAATCGTCGAGGAACCAGACTTCGGCGTCGAGTTCGTCGTTCATCTTGTCGTCGTCGACTTCGCAGCCGCACAACTCTAGCATCCGGCCGTCAAGTTTGCCGACCCAAACCTTGACCTCATACTTCTGGTTGTCAGGCTTCTGGTCGTTGACGTTGGACCGCACGCCCATGACGCGCAGCTCCCACTCATATTCAAGTGGCTTATAGTTGCCAGTCGGATGCGCATCTAGGTACGCATCGATCTGGGTCGGGAAGAAGTCCAAGCGCTTCTTCAGCTTGATCAGCCCCGACTTGGATAGAACCTTGCGGAGAAAATAGCCGTCCATGCTACCGAAGGTCTTGGCCGTCAGGTCTGGGTAAAAATCCCACACGCTCACGAACTCAAACATCGGCTTGTAGGAACTCTTGGCCTTCGGCATCGGGACATCCTGCCCCTCTTCCATCGACCACTCGACCGTCTTGCACTCGACGGCGAACGGGCCGCGGAGCAGCCCCAGGCCGTACTGAACACCGCTCTGGATGACTTCGCGGTTCAGGGCGATGTAGTCGTAGCTCTGATCGCCGCCGAGCTCCTCGAGCTGGTCATCGATGACGCAGCTTAGCTTCTCGGCGCGGTCAGTGAGCATCTCGTGAACCGCAGACATGGCATAGTCGGCGTCAACCGGGCGCGGCTGGATGCCGGCGGCCTGGTCCGCAGCCTGTTGCTCGGCGATCGCCTGCTTGACGTCGCCCATCGTGATGTTGGACGGCGGGCCCGGCTTAAGCTCCCAATTCCGCTCATTGCCTGGGAACATCAAATTCATGAGGTGTGAGACGACGGTGATGCACTTGACGCGGGTAATCTTGGGGTAGGCTTTGGACCGGTTAGGGTTCATTGCCTGTTCGATTTCTGGGTCGTACACGCCCAAATATTGCCTCTGGTTGCGTAGCCACCGCAGCTCAGCGATGCGCCGCTCCATCCTGTACTGGTCCCACAGCGATATGAGGCGGAGCGCCAGCATCGTCAGGTTGGCACCAGAAATCTCTTTGACCGGCGCGTCAGCGCTCGCGCCAGGTACAGTGACCGACGGCGGTGCGTTCTCGATGATGGCGGGGAGGTTGTCGGCCAAGTCAGTGCTCTCACAGGTCGGCAGGAGTGTGTTTCGTACCACAGTCAGGGACACTGAGATAGGCCTCTACGCGATCGCGTATCAAACGGAGATGCTCGTATCCACCTAGTGCGGTGTTGCAGCGATGACATAATATCCCACGCACTTTGCCCGTCGAATGGTCGTGGTCAGTGTGCCAATTCCTGCCGGTGGTCGTCGTAGATAGACAAATCGCACACCTACCTCCCTGTGCCGAAAACAATTTACCCCACTCAACTATAGTAAGGCCGTAAGTTTGTTTTAACTTACAGGCTCGTATCGTTTCAGGGTTACGTGCGGTATAGGCCCTAGCTTTCGCATTCACCATATCTCGATTACGTACGCGATAGTCTTTGACTTTAGCGTTCACCTCTGCGCGGTTCCGGTCCACATAGTCGGCTCGCCGCTTGAGATAGCACGGCTTACAGTCCGGGTGATACCTCTCTTTAGCTGTGCCCTTGTGGACACAGTAAAACATATCAAACGACTTCTCATCTTTGCATTTAGTACAGGTTTTCATTCCCTCACCGGCCATGATATTCGTTAACGTTATATTTTTCTGGTGTGAACAGCCTCCTGCCGCCAGCCTCCTGGAGCACAACCCCTTTGTGAAAGAAACGAAGGCCATACCCTCCAGCATCGCCAACGTGGGTCCATTGATTATCTTCTGGGCTTGCACCTTTTATTTCGTCCTTACGGACGTCAATACCAAATCGCCAGCCACCTTTTAGCGCTCTAATAAGATTAGGACATTGACCACCGTCAATTTGAAGTTTTTGGCCCCCCTCAACTTGGTTCGTGAGGTAGTGATCGTAAGCATTGATGCGCAGCGGCATCCTGTTATTCGTCTCGGTCCAAGTACCGTGCGGGTAATATTTCTTGAAAGTCATCCGTACGCGTTTCTCATCATTATCGTTGCGGATCATCGACGCAGGATCGAGCGAAAACATCAGGCGCGCGCCTGGAAACCGTTCGGCGACGTACGGCTGGACGCGTTCCTTGATCAGCCGCTCTGCGCCCATGCCTCGCTGTACGAGTTCGCCTAGGATGTTGACGCGGCCGTTCCACGCTTGCTGCATGAAGACGAAGGCAGAGCCCCCAAGACCGGGGTCAGTGCCAACCACTAGGGTCTTACGCCGGTCGAACGGTAATGGAGTCAGCGAGACATGCTTGTCCGCGTAAAACGTGCCGATGACAGGCGTTCCTGCAGCTGAAAAGCCCCATTCGGCGTCGATATATTGCTTGACCCAGCCCAACGATTTGCCTTTGGCAAGGTTGGTGTAGTAGGAGCGTTTGCCTGGCAGGTTCTCTAGGTTCTCCGCGTCCTTCGAAAAGCCTGATGGCTGGATATAATACCACGCGTTATTGACGTGCGTGACGTTGCCATCTTCGTCGGTCTTAGTCGCGGTGTCCTTAGCGAAGCCTAATAGCCTTTGGCAGGCTTCTTGAGCCGCATCATCGTGCGGGAACGTGACCGGGATGCACCCTACGCGCTCGCCAGTCTCGTTATCGACTGTGCTGTGCAAGTAATCATACCACCAAAGGTCTTCTGTACCTGGGTTAGACTGTCCCCACATCCCCCAGTTGGTGACTGCGACGCCGCCGGGGGGCTTGTAGCGGCCGAGACGGCCTGACAGACCCTCCACGATCGCCTTAGGCACCTCGCGGAACTCGTCGATGATGGCGAAGGTGACCTCGAGGCCGAGCACGCGGACCACGTCGGCTGGGGTATCAAGAGGCCTGAAGAGGACTTCGCAGCAGACGTCACCGAAGCGCAGGGTGAACCGCTTGTCTGAGGCGTGCCACTCGCCGAACTCGCCGTCCTTGAACCAGTAATTCCAGCTAACCAACGTGCTGTCGGTGAGCTGTGGGTTGGTGTTACGGACGACGACGGCGCGGGTGTAGCGAATGCCGTCTGGCGACGGCTCCTGCATGGACGCCATGTAGCATAGCTTGAAGAATGCCGCGGTGGTCTTCGCGGAACCGAAGGGGCCGACGATCCAGTCGTAGAAGAGCTCACCCTTGAGGTGGCGCTTCATGAAGGCTTTGGCTATGGGAGGGGGTGTGTAGTCGATTACTGAAGGCATATCAAGCCTTCCGGGATGATCTGCCACCCATACTTACGCCCAGGCGCACCAGGTGGTGCGTAGGTCCACACCAGGATGTGACCGGCTGGCAACACTGGCAGACCACTGGCCTTCGCTCCGAACTCAGACAGGAGCGGGCGCGCGCCGAGGAACCGGGCGACGTCTTCCGAGCATCGGATCATGACAGGGAGAAGGGTCACTGACACACATCCAGATAATCGAGGATCGCCTTCGTGGGGTCGATCTGATCGTCTGTGTGATCACCTAGTGCTAACTCACCCTCCATCCGCACCAGCGCTCGCTGCATGTGTTTGATGCTGTGCTCAGCACACGAGATCGCACCTTGCAGATGCTTGATGGCCTTGCGGCGGTTATACTGCGACGGGTTAGGCTCCCCGCTATCAGGGGTGGGGTCATCTGGCCCTGGCCGGAGTTTGTAGCTCATACGTCAGCATCTGGTTTGAAACGTAGGCCACGGTCGTCGAGGATGATGTCGACGTGGCGACCGTCAGGTGCGTGCCAAGCCACGAACTCGATGAAGCGGAGGAACAAGTCCCACGCCTCGTCGCGGAAGATCGTGATGTCATCACACTCGCAGAGCTGATCCCTCAGTTCGGGGGTGACTACGGCTGTGGCGATGCCCATCAGAAGTGGTGGCCGGAACGGCACGCCTCTTGGCCGGAGACCATGAAATTCACTGCGCCACGGGCTTGCTTGTTCGTGGACTCAGTGATGATACCGAGGATGCGCCCATAGGCGTCGTAGACCGGCCCACCGGAGTTGCCTGGGGTGATCACGGCGCTGATCGGCACCTCATCGGCGTCGTCGGTCGTGCGTCCGACACCCGCGACCACGCCAGTGGTGTGGACGAACGTGAACCCGTAGGGGTTGCCGACGACCTCGATCGGCTCACCGATCTGTGGGGCGCGACAGGACAGTGTAGCACTCTGCGCGTTGATCTCACCAGTCAGGTGGTAGGCTGCGATGTCGGCCGTCGGTGACTGCCACTCCAAAAATGCGTCGATCGCCGGGCCCGGCTTGCCGTGCTGATCCAGTACGACCCGGGCGTTTTTGAACTCGTCGCCGGTGCAGTGCTTCGCCGTCAGGACCGTACCGTGGCCGATGTAGACGCCGCTGCAAATTCCGGGGGAGCCGTCCTCGGTCGTCAAAAGGATCTCAACGTCCGAGGAGGGTAGGCGACTGTTGACGTGCCTGTCAACGAAGGCCCCTCCTAGAAGTGTGCCTGCCAATAGAGTGGCTAGGATACCAACAACCCTGCTCATTTAAGTCACTCACTTCTTCGGTGGTACCATGCCTTTACCGGGCTTGGCGGCGGGAAACTTCTTGCCTTCAGCTTTGTCCGCGGACACGAACTCCTGACCCACTGACTGTGGGATGCCCACTTTCTTGGCAAACGCTGGATTGTGTTTCACAGCCTGCATCAGATGCTCCTGGGCTGGTGACTTGTCCGGCATTGCAAAGCTCCCACCAACCAATGCCCACCATGGCCCACACGAAACACCAGAGAAGCCAGGCGACCAGCAGCGACTGGCTCTGGAGCATCTTCTCCTGGTCCGTCAAAGCAGCGACTTCTCGATCTGGACGAGTACGACAAGCATCAGTCCAACGCCGACACAGATGCCGGCGAGGAAGTAGGCGGCGTGCGCTATCACAACTTCTTCTCGATGGCGGCGATCGCCGCGAGAGCCTCGGCTCCTAGGCCCTTAGCCGCGGACGCACCGATCTTGGCTGCGTCGACCATGGCCTGCTGCTCAACTGGTGCAGCCTGGGCCTTAAGCTCGGCGACCGTGTGCGGCAGAGCGACCCTGGCTCGCGCGAGGAGGTACCTGCCGATGCACCCGCCGCTAACAAACGCGATGGCGTGCGTGCCAACAGTGCTGGTGAGCAGCGAGAAAATGAACGAGAGCATGCGAGTTCTCCAGTCAGTGAAGACCTGACCCCATATAGCGCAGAGGTCAGTGTCCTGCAAGGGTCAATAGTCCAAGATCTCCAGCCCAAGAGCCAGCATCTTGTCCTTGGTCGCGGCGTTGAACGATGTCACTGACGCGAGAGCCTTGGACCAATCGGAGAAGGTCACGCAGACGACGCCCCTGAACGTGGTGACGCGGACCAGCCGGTCCTCATCTCGCTCGGCCTCCGACCGTTCGATCTTGATCACACGAAACCCCAGAATTGCTGAACCAGTAGGCCACAGTAGATGGCGTAGTCGGACGGTGTGAGCCAGACGACAGTGTCGTTGGGCAGCGTGATCGGGTAGTAGCCGATCATTTCAGTGTCCTTTCGTGAAAATCGGGGGCCGGGGCTGCGCGAAGCACGTGTACCCGACCCCCTAAAACCCTGACCGGCGGTCAGAACTCCCGTATTGGAAAGAACTCGCGGAGTTGCCGCGGCGGGTTTATTGCAGTGTCGCCCCTGTGATCTGGCGCTCTAGCAGCGCCATCCTGGCCTCGGCGTCCTGGGTCAGCGACCAAATCAAGAACTCGACGACGGGGCTGGACGGTGGCAGCGGCAGAGGCAGCTCCATCTGCTCGGGCTCATCGGTCACTTGCGGCCTCCCTTGCCCATCTTGCCAGCCTTGCTGAGACGCTGGGCCTCGGCCTGCTGCGCCGCTGCCTTACCCTTGGGCTTCCAGGCTTGGATCAGTTTGCGCCGCTTGGCGCGGGTCTGTGCGACGCTCATGTCAATCCTCCAGAAAGCCGTGGCGGGTGCCTGTCATGCCGTGGAAGTCAGTGTGGTCGCCGGGCGGCGTCGGGATGAGGGAGAGCTGGTGGCGGATCTCGCGCAGCATCTCCTTGCTGACCGGGATGGGCCAGGCCTCCGGCGCGCTGTCGATGGCGAGCATGTTGTCGATCATTGGGATCAGGTTCATGGCGTCACCGGCATTCTGCCCTTCTGGGCGGCTAGGACGAGGTCCAGTGTCTTCTGGAGCTCGGCGTTCTGCTCCCTAAGACTTATGATCTCGGCGACGAGCTTACCGATCAGGCTCATCGTGGCCTTGGCGAGTTCAGGGTTCACGGCGATGTGAACGAGTTGATGGTGAGGGTGCCGGTGCCGGTCTTGCAGTAGAGCCCGTGCCCGGCCGCGTTGCCGCCGCCGAGGACGAAGCCGACCTGGGCAAGGTTGGCGAGGGTGTCGACGAACTGCGCGTTGGTGCCTGGCGGCGGCCCCTGCACGTCGCTCCAGTGGGCGATCGTCAGCGGGACGGTGAGCGTGTGGGTGCCGGCCGTCATCGGCCCGCGGATGCTGGAGTACCAGCGGTAGGAAAAGACCGTTAGGGCGGCGTCGCCTGTGTGCTCCAGCAGGAGCGTCAGCTGCGGCGGGTCACCGGCTGTGTTGCCCATCTCAGTGTCGAAGCCCAGCACGCAGTCACCAGCCACCGTGTAGTTGACCGTGATCGACATGTTGAGCGCTATGGGCGTGCGGGTCACGTAGTCGACGTGGTTGCACGGGCCGGGAGCGTTCGTCAGGTTGTTGGACACTGGCTGCGGACACGCGCCGCCCATCGGGAAGTTGATGGTGATGGCCCCGTCAGCGGCGATCGCCGGCTCGGCTGGCATGCCCGGGCTGTACCGGATGGTCCAGGGGTTGGCAGGCAGCGCCGGCTCGGTCGAGATGGGGAGTTCGACCGGGGCTGGTGTCGAGTTGTCTGAGTTGCACGCAGCGAGCGCGAGCAGTGGTGTGGCGGCGAGCAGTGTGTATGCGATGCGCATGGATCACCCTAGGTTGATATTGATCACGGCTTGGACCGTGGATGAGCCAGCCTTGCCGGCGGCTGCGCCCTTCTGGTCGATCGAGGCGTCGAGGCCCGCGATGCGCACCACGAACTTGAGCAGGTCCGCTCGGACGTTCGAAGGGACCACGTTGGGGTTCTCCTCGGACGCCATGGTGTGGATGTCTTTGAGCAGCACCTCGGCCATCGTCTTGGCCTTCATCCGGAAGCTGCCGCCCTCGGACGCCGCCATGTCACGGGCTTCCTTGCAGGCCTGCAGGAAGACCCTGTTGTGCTTGAGGCGCTCCCAGTCGTCCTGAGCGAGGCCGTACTCCTCGAGGAGCTGCTTCGGCGTCCCATTGCCCAGCGCGAGCTCGACCGGGAGCATGGGCGGGAAGCCCAAGTCGCTAGGGTCCTTGTCGACTAGGGCGGGCAAGTTCATCAGAGCTTGGAGAGCCCGAGGATCAGCTTGTCGAGGATGCGATCCTTGAGGGTGAGAGGGCGATCCTCAAGCCGGGCGATGCGGGAGTAGACGTCGCAGAGGTCGCGGTCGAGCGCGTTGAACTTGTCGTAAAGCTCAGTGGTGCGGTCCTGGGTAGTCTCCCAGATCTTCTCGCCGCGTTTGTGGCGCTCCCATAGGTCGTCGATGCGGCCCTTGATCTGATCGATGTGTCCTTGCCCCAGCGGATTGCCCGGGCCTGGGATAAAGCCAAGCTCGACCTCGATCGCGTGGAGGCGCTTCAAGATGTCCACATCGAGGGAGCGGTGGAAGGCTGAGTCCGGGTGGGAGGGTGCCGTACACCCAGGATAGTCACACATGTCAGTCCTTCCAGGTGATCGCTTTGACGGCCCACATCTGCGCGGTCTGGGCCTCGGTGATGGCGATCGAGAAGAGGCGCGCGCGTTCCGGTGTGTCGTAACCGGCGAACGCCTGAGCGCGCTGTTCGTCGCAGAAGTCGATGATCTCGGCGTAGAGCCGCTTGACCCTGTCGACCGCGCTGTCATTCGATGGGTTGAACGAAAGGCCGACCGCCTTCTCTCCGTATGTCTGGGTCATCTCAGTGTACCGTTTGAGTTGGGTAAAAAAGTGGGGGCTAGCGTCGACGCACTTAAGCGAGCGCGGCCAGCCCCCAAGTCGGGGGGAGGAACAGCGCCGGGAGTCTAAGTCGGCGCAGCACTGAGATAGGACGTCAGTGTCCTGACGTCAAGGGCTAGAGGACAAAGTTGGCCGCGGTGAGCACCGGGTTGCCAGCGAGCTTGAGCTGCATGTCAGGGTAGAAGCTGCCCGGCATGTAGACGCTGACCAGGGTGTAAGTCCCCAAGGTGGATAGGGCGACCTGGCTGCCGCCTGTCGGCGCGGCAGCGCCAATGAAGGTGAATGCGCCCATGGCGCTGAGGTCGATCACGTCGGTCGCCACGTTGAACCCGGTGATCACGTCAGGCTGCTGCGGCTGGCTATCGCCGGGCGAGAGGTAGACGAAGACGCTGGGCTGGCCGGCCGCGGTGTTGATATACTGGCCGCCGAAGCCGCCGACGAAGGTGTTGGGCTTAGTCGTGACCCCGTAGAGGTGGGCCAGCGGAACGCCGCTGTAGAGGACGTTGGCCTTGTTGGGGTAGGCGCTCCACGCCGCCGCGGACCACTGAGGGTTGTGGTAGTCGACGACCGTGTTGGGCGTCATGGTGATGTTGGGGCCCGGGCTTGGGCTGGAGCTGAGCGGGTAGAACTCATAGCTGCTCCAGAAGCCGATGTAGTTGCCCGTGACGTTGATGTTGTTGATCTGGCCATACTGGCCTTGCACCCCGGTGAAGGGTGCCACGAGGTAGCCGATCGTCGACTGCTGGATGTCGACCGTCGCCGCGCCGCCGAGCAGGATGTTGTTGGTCGCGGTGACGCCCATCACGTTGTCGCCGCCGTCGGTGCGGATGTAGAGCGCGGCGTTCATGTTGCCCAGGCCGCCCGTGGGGTAGTTGTACCAGCCCGCGACGTTCCAGTTTGTCCCGTCGATCGTGTTGCCGTTGATCGTGACCGGGCCGCAGGTGCAGGGCACTGAGATGGCATCGGCGTGCGTCAAGCTGACGTTGGCCAGGCCGTTGAAGAAGCACCCGGTGACCGAACCGGCCGCGAGGTGGATGGCGTGGCTGGGGATGTCCTGGAAGAGGCATCCCGAGATTGCGCACACGCCTGCATTGCCTGAGATCGCCCCAAGGCCTGGGCCGTTGGGCGCGGGCGTGGCGAACGACCCGATAAAGGAGCAGCCCGTCACCGTCAGCGCGAGGACCCCCGTCTGGTTCTGGATGACGAACGTGGCCGGGCCGTTGAAGTCGAACAGGCAGTTGATGAAGCTGACGCCTTGGCCCCAGTTGACGATCGACCAGCCCCGGAAGTCGACGTTGGCGAACGTCTGACCGTTGACGCCGGTGCCGATGTTGATGGTGTTGGCCTGCGTGGTGAGGATGGTCGTCAGCGCGGCGTTAGCGCCGGTGCGCAACGGGATGATCGACGCCGGCAGGATCATCCCTCCAGGAGGCGAGACGCACCCGACCTTGGTGTCGATGCCTGTGATCTTGTAGCCGACCGGCAGGCACGCGCGCAGCATCGAGAGTTTGAGCGGGCTCAGCAGCGGCAAGGTCACGCCTGCGACGGGGGGCAGGGCCGCCGAGGCTGAGTACGAGAACCCATCCGCAGCCGCGAAGTTGACGGTGACCGAGCTCATGGCATCACGCCGTGGCTGTGGCGACGAGCGACCCGCTGCCAGCGGCTACCGTCCAGATGCGGCCGGAGCTGTCGGTCACTGAGGTGAGCGAGACGGACGGGCTCGAGACGATGGTCTGGCTGACCGGAGGCACTGGGAAGTTGACCGTGTTGGTTGACCCGTCGGCGGCGGTGAACTTGATGCTGAGCGTCGCGGCGGGGAGGGTCGAGGTCACGCTCTCCGTGTCAGTGATCCCGGTGACCGTCATGGTCATGAGCTGGCCGACGACGTACGAGGCCTTGTCGAATGTGATGGTGGGGGCTGTCCAAACGTCGCTCACGGCGCGGTCTCCTCTGTCCTTCGACAAGCGCTCAGGATGAGGGGTCAGTGTACCATGAGTGCGTCGGAAGGGAAGGGCCCTTCGACTGGGCTCAGGATGATGTGGTGCCGCGGCGAGGGATCGAACCCCGGACATCCTCGTTACGAATGAGGTGCTCTACCGACTGAGCTACCGCGGCATGTGGCTTGAGAGCCAGGGCTCGAACCTGGGACATCTTCGTTAACAGCGAAGCGCTCTGCCGGCTGAGCTACTCTCAAACAGTCCTAAGAATGTAGCACGGTTCGGACGTGCGTCAACGGTCGCGCGCTTGAGGAGATAGGCAGTTGGCAGAAACTAGCAGGAAATTGGCAGGCAAAAGCAGGACGCTGCCCGAAGGATGTAGCATGGTTCGGCCAAGAAAGAAAAAAGGACCGCAGCCCTCTGGTGCCGTTAGGCAGTTGTCCCCAGGGCTGCGGTCGAGTCTGGCCTAACTGCTAGGTGGGACCAGGAATGGTTTCCTAGCGGTACTGATATGGCAGCATTGTTGACGGGAAACAATAGGTGATTCTACGTAGTTTGTACGGAGTCTAAGCTGGTATTGGTTTGAGCAGAAGTACAACAGAAATGTTAGGGAGTTGCTTAAGTAAATTTGCTAAAAAATTTTCAAAAAGTTACGCGTGCTACGATGGAACCGCGCGACGCCATAGCAACTCTTTCCCCCCTTACACCCCTTCAAAAGCAAAGAATGCTTATTCGCCTAGTAACGCGAAGTTACTGCGCCGCGTTTGACTTCTCTCGCGTTTGTGCTATTGTTTGAGTGTGGCAATCACGTCACGCATCGAAAGGCCTAACACCATGTCAAACATCTCCAACCAAGACGCAATGCGCGCAGCGGGCAAAGGCTCACAGCAGTCTTATGCATCGGCCATTGCTATCCTCACTGGCCAGACTGACGAAGCGTATATCGCTACATTGCGTCAGGACTATCTGATCGGCGCTTTGACTGGCGTCGACGGCGTCACGGTCGAACAAGCGATTGACTACCTTCCCGTTGCTGACGCCAAGCCTGGCACGAAGGGCAAATGGTCCGACTTCCCGGTCAACGATCCGTCAACGTTCGACGCGACCGTGCATCGGCCGCGCGACGTTCACAACGCCTACCGCTCCGGCCTCATGGGCTGGTCGCGCGTTCGCGCGTCAGCTGGCCTCCCGTCGCTCAAGGCCACGACTAAGCATGAGCCGCGCGCGCCCAAGTCCGCCGCCGAGACTGGCGTCGCTGTGGCCGTCGATACCTTCGTCGCGCCGTCGCATCTCGATACCGCCGCCGCGGTCCAGTTGGCGCATCACCTCGAGGATGTCCTGCGCCGCGTTCTCGGCTCAAAGGAAATTAAGGGTGACGCTGGCAAGGCGCTAAGGGATATGCACCGCGATATGACCGAATATCTTGCGGAGGCTGATAAGGCCTTAGCGCCGGCCACCGAAACGCAGGACGAGATAATTAAGCGCCTAACGGCTGAACTAGCTAAGCGGCCGGTTAAGAAAGCCGCTTAAGGCTTAACTCCTAGACCGATCGAAACTCGGATACCGATCGTTCTTGGAAGTGTTCTGATTACCAGTTAAGATTAAGGGCCGCGCGAGCGGCCCTTTTTGTTTGTCCGGAGTTTTATTAGCGCTAAGCTAAAGTTAAGCGCTTAAGCGGCGTCATGCATACCGTAAGTCATTGATGTTCCAAAACACCATATATATATATATATCTATTATAGATTATTCGACGAAAGGACTCGTCTGAGAAGATTTTTCCGCTGCCTTACGGGCTTAACGGCTAAAATCTCGTTAAGCGCTTAAAACTCTAAACCACACGTACACGTCGTATAAAGTCCCCTTCTAGAAATTCTCTCTTTTCGTCGAATAACGCCCTCCAGTTTAATGTATAATCCATGTCAGTGTCCTTTCAGTGTGTTGCCCTATTGCGCTTTCACGCCTTAACGCTTATTTTAAGCTAAGAAGTCAGTAACAGGGTGTTACTGACACCTTAAAACCCTTAAGAGACACTGACATGGGCCGTGAAACTCGCAACAGAGCCACTTACATAGGCTACCCTCGCTTCGTAAGAGGTGACTTAGGTGATGGGAATAGCCGCGCCGTGATACCTGCGCCTTATCGTAAATTCGACGCTGGCCACGTTTACGAGAACGTCCAGGTCGTAAACCGTAAACGACGGCTAGGATTTAACGACATGGTGGAAGTGCTCCACCATGTTCCGTTTATAAAATGGACGGTGGACGATCAGGCTGAGGCGGTTAAGCGCGGCTATTTCGTCGAACGCCATGCTCACGACAATCACGCGATCATCATCCCGCTGCCGCTGCACACATTCAAGAGCGATAGCGAAGTGATGTCCTCTGAAATGAAGCGTGCGAAAGACGGTGACAGGTGGACAATCGAACGCTTTTTGCCGTTCGTTGTCCAGCAGGATCAGCGTGGCTGGACTGGAACATGGGACAAGGCAATCGAGACTTATAACGCCAAATTGATTTGGTATAGAACGCGCGTAGCTGCCACGCGAGCCGCCCGCGACGCAGCAGCTGCATCGAAGCCTCGCGGCAGGCCGAAGGGTACGCCCTACGCCCGCGAGCTATTCGCCGAGCAACAGTTCAAGGCGTGGCCAGTGGCCAGCGGCGTGACATTCCACGATTGGTGCAAAACGCAACCATCGTTCGGTGAATGGTTGGAGCTCAATCCGGACGCCAACGTCCCACGCACATGGAAGCCGAAAGACTACAGCGTGCCGACGGCCAAAGAGCAGTATGAGGCCCGCATCCGCGAGGCTTACGGCAACGACGCGCTTAGCGATCCGGAGCACGCGTGGAGGCCCAAAAGCCGACAGTGAAAACTTGACATAAGCTCACAGATGTGGTATGGTGTTACTTCAGTTAGGAAAAGTGTCTGCCCACTGACAATTTTAATTGACACACGCCTAGTAACATGTCGTTACTGAGGCAAAAAAGAGAGGGGACCAGGAACATGTCACAACCGTATTTCTGCGAAGGCTCCGACGCCATGGTTGATTTAGAGACCATGGTTGACCGCGTCGGCTTGAACAATGTGCTCTATGCGCTGGCTCACATATGCCGCGCCAAAGGCGAGCATCTCAGAGCGGCGTGGCAAGACGCTACTACCGCCAATGTGTGGGACAAGAATGCTGTCGCATTGGACAGGGTCCAAGAGCGCTTGATCCGAACTTGACCGCTTTCGATGCCGCTCCATTGCGTGCGGCATCACTGGCGACCAACGCCAACCCAGTAACGATGTGTTACTGAGGATAAAGAAGGGACCAGGAACATGTCAGAGATCGACATCACAGATTTCGTGTTGAACGTCAACACGCACGACCTATCAGCCAGCGTCGCTGAAATGGGCCAGAATGCTGGTAAGATCACTTGGGCTAACGCCAAGAGCGAGGCCCAGACATATCAATTCATCACTGAAGACAACCGTCCTGAGTTTGAAGCTTGGGTCGAAGGCTTCGGCGCATGGGATGAAGACGAGCGCAAGTCATGGTCGCTTGACGAGTGCAACGCGCTATTGATCCAGTTCATTGCGGGCGACATGAACGAAATTGAGGCCTTGTGCTCCGACTTCGAAGGCGAGATTGATTGGGACGCCGTCGAACAACTGGGCCAAGCAGGGACGATTAGCTCGCGCATATACGGCGGGTCGCAATCTATCGACGGCCGCATCTATTTCTACATGGGCGACTGACCGCTTTAGAAGGGCACGCGAGACGTGCCCTTCACTGGCGACCAAGCCAGCGCTAGGCTAAAAGGCCAGCGTCAACACAGGGACCAGGACCATGTTTGAGCCGATCAAAGCGCTTGTGGAGCACGTGTGGCCCACACGCTATTACCTCTGGTACATCGACGGCAAGCCCGTCCATCTGACGATGGCCCAGTGTATCGACGAAATGGAGCGTGAGGCGCTGAAGCGCTCGCTGCGCTCGCTGGCGGTGTCGAAATGACCGCCTCCAAGAACGACACCATCGATCTATTCGTCTGCGTCGATTGTGGCTTCCAACTGGCCTATGGCGACGTTGAGAACCCCGACCCGCGATGGAACCCTGACGCGTTTGCACGCAAGTGGGACGGCTACGTCGTCGTCAACGGCGACAGCGACAAGGACCGTGACTTCAGCTGGTCAAGCTGTGACGGTTGCGGCTCAACGTTCGGCGGTGCTCGCATGCATTGCGTCGCTTGGGAAATGGAGGCCGTCAAATGACCCACCTCACAACCCATCAAATGCTCTACCGCGAGCAAATGGACGTGGCCATCAGCCGCGCCTACGAGACGCCTAACCGGCCGCTGATCGAGCTAGCCATGGGCCACGTTCAAGTGGCCTACCGCACTGGCGTCATCGACGCTGAGACGGCTTACGGCCTCCGGTTCGATCTGGCGCATGCCCTCCCGCTTCAGACCAACGGCTGGCTTGGCATCGACAAGGGGGGACACTGACATGCTCCGACCCAAGTCCAGACACCTCAGTCGCGTCCACGTGCTCTTCGACCGCTGGCGCTTCTTTACCGCCATGCTCATCATCGGCTGCGCCATCCTCATAGCTGTGGCGTATTGGGACGTTCTGCCAGCGTTCTCTTCTATTACGGAGTGGTTGCCATGACCTACGAACGCCTATTCCTGATCCTCGCCATACTGGCGTTGTTTGACCTCATGTTCGTTGTCGCCCTCGCGCGGCCGATCAAATACGACGAACACGGGAAGCCGATACGCGTGCCGTTCGAAGACGGCAAGCGTCGGCGCTGAGTCCCCGTCAGCACGGGTGATTGCTGGACCTCGCACAACATGGAGGATGCCATGATCCTCGGCCGGTAATAGGTCGAAACGGCGCTTAACGCGCGCCGTCGCCACGTAAAGCGTGGCCTGACGAGACCAAATGAAAAGGGACTAGGAACATGAAACTTACATACCGCAAACTCCGGCTAGCAGGGGCTTGCTCAGTACAAGCCGAATATTTCCGCGAGTTATTCCCTAAAGGCGTTGTGGTTACCGCCGCCGTCTGCGCCAGCGTCGCTTGCGAGTTTGATTGGGATTGGGCCGCTGGTAACCTGTTACCTACGCTGCTGCAGGCTGACTACTACGCCAAGCGCGCGCCGCTGCATGCTGACTACTACGCCAAGCGCGCGCCGCTGCATGCTGACTACGACGCCAAGCGCGCGGCGCTGCAGGCTGACTACGACGCCAAGCGCGCGCCGCTGCAGGCTGACTACGACGCCAAGCGCGCGGCGCTGCAGGCTGACTACGACGCCAAGCGCGCGGCGCTGCAGGCTGACTACGACGCCAAGCGCGCGCCGCTGCAGGCTGACTACGACGCCAAGCGCGCGGCGCTGCAGGCTGACTACGACGCCAAGCGCGCGGCGC